TTAGGATAGGTTTTCCTTTAGATAGAAAATATCTTCTTCATTTTGTAATTCCTTGTGTTTGATAAAGGTAATAGTTTTGGAGATTTTATTGACTTTATCTGTCAGTTTATCAAGTTTTTCAGTTGTTGTAACCTTGAATTCAGTAAGATCTGCAACTTGGTTGGAAATTACATCAACTTTTTTCTCGATGCGCTCCTGACTGGTTTTGAGTTCTTCAAGTTTAGATTGCATAACATTTTGATTAACTTCTAATTTTTCAATTTTTGCTTCTATTTTCTCAGTCCTTGAGTGCATTTTAACTTGATTAGCTTCTATTTCTTCAATCTTTGATTGCATTTTAACCTGGTTTTCTAAAATTTGGTGTAGAATTTTTTCGATGTTATCCATAAAAACACCCTTTCAGTAAATGTTATAAGAAAAGATTCTATGGATGATTTAATTTTCCTTCCTGGGAAGGAAAAAAGTCCAGGCTATTGTGCCTGGCTTTTTTATTGGAAGTCTCCTGCTTAACGGAGTATAGTTTATAACCGCAGTTGGTGGCCAGAATAACTAGTTTCACGCCTTGTTTTAGTGGAACTTGCATTCAAACTTCCAGGTAATGTGGTTTTAATCAATTATAAGTACTAGTTTCAATCCTTGTTTTAATGGAACTTGCATTCAAACAGGCAATTCAAAAAGGAATTGCAGACGCTTTTCAGTTTCAATCCTTGTTTTAATGGAACTTGCATTCAAACCCGTCATCATTCAAAATTGGCGATATTTCAAGCTTTATCCCACTTTAGTTAGAAAATAAATCGCCTTTCTAATCAGCAAATTTTGGCCCAAATCAGCCGTTTTTTAGCATTTTGCCGTAAAATTTCACCTTTGAAAATCGCAGTAATCAAGAGAATTTAAGAGCTAATTTTTTCTAATCACGATTTCCATTATTTTACTCCGATAATTTTTTTCTATCACTTCTTTCTATATAGATAATTAGACAAAAAATGAAAAATTCCTCTTTTTCGAGAGTCCAGATCACAAACTGGGCAATTTTTATGATCACCGTTTAAAGGGGTAGAAAAAAGGGAGGACCAGCTGTAGCACCTGGTCCTTTGCATTAGGAGTAATCTGTTTTCTTTTTAAAGTCATTCCACGATGGCACAAGACTTTCGGTCTTCTGCTTATCTGAGTTAAGTTGCAACCACCAGTGGGGACTGGCGGTGGATCTCGTGGTTAGGAAGCATTTTCAGTTTCCTACTTAACGGAGTATAGGTTGCAACACGGCGGGCGGGACTTCGTGTATATGAGCAAAGAGCAGATGTTTCAGTCTCCTACTTAGTGAAGTCTACATTGCAACACTCAAGGAACTGATACGATAGAATTTAAAGCTACGTTGTTTCAGTCTCCTACTTAACGGAGTTAAGTTGCAATCAGAAGAAATTGGATGGGATAAGGAATATAAGCTTTTCTTTCAGTCTCCTAGCTAACGGAGTCTAGGTTGCAACATTCTCCAGAACCAGACACATGCTTTTCGTGCCAAACCAGTTTCAGTCTCCTAGCTAACGGAGTCTAGGTTGCAACGATGATGTATTACTGTCAAGGAAAGTCGATTTCTCAAATAGCGTTTCAGTCTCCTAGCTAACGGAGTCTAGGTTGCAACAAACAGCTGAGGAGTACATGAGAGAAAATGATTCATTCAGTTTCAGTCTCCTAGCTAACGGAGTCTAGGTTGCAACTCAGCAAGAAGAATCATTATCCCGAAGAGGGCCCTTTTGGAGGTTTCAGTCTCCTACTTAGCGGAGCCTAAATTGCAACTTACTTTGACTATCCATCAAGATACGCATCTGATGCAAAGTTTCAGTCTCCTACTTAGCGGAGCCTAAATTGCAACCGCAGTTTTTTGCCTGGACAAACCGCGTCATTTCGCCATTCTTGAACAGCCAAAACATCAAATTAAAGCCTTCAGTTTCGCAAATCGATTTTCTGCACAAAACCCTGGGGGATTTGCGAAACATGATCTGTAGAGGAGGTGTTGATTTTTTTGTTTTTGGGGTGTTTTAGGCTTTCAGTCTCCTAGCTAACGGAGTCTAGGTTGCAACCGCAGTTGGTGGCCAGAACGATTAGTTTCACGCCTTGTTTTAGTGGAACTATCATTCAAACTTTGTCAACCCGCCTGTTAGTATAGGTGGGTTTTTGTTTCAATCCCTGTTTTAGTTGAATTTGCGTTCAAACCACTTGCTATGGCTTATTTAGTGCTGTTTTAATTCCTCATAGGTAGGCTACAAACAGTGAGTTATAATACCTCTGAAACTGCTCTAAAAGTGTTTCAATTCCTCATAGGTAGGCTACAAACCAGGAGGAGAATATCCAGAAGAAATACATGTTGGGGCGTTTCAATTCCTCATAGGTAGGCTACAAACCCATTTAAATGGCGTAAATAAAGGGCTTGCTAGATTAAGGAAAATCCTTACGAGTATAACTCTTGAACGCTGAAATAGAGATAATCCTTGAAATATCAACAAACCTGTGCTTTTTAAGTTTGTCGTCGCACTCCAGGGGTTTTTGCACTATTGAAGATCGACGACAGTTGATTATTAAAAATTTCTCTTTCTAAACATATATTAGACAAAAAATGAAAAATTCCTCTTTTTAGAAAGAAGAAAAACAGCCCAGATCATAACCTGGGCAATTTTTATGATCAACGTGTAAAGAGATAGAAAAAAAAAGAGGACCAGCTGTAGCGCCTGGTCCTTTGCATTAGGAGTAATCTGCTTTCTTTTTTTAAAGTTATTCCCGCGATGACACAAGACTTTTGGTCTTCTGCTTAGCGGAGTTAAATTGCAACCACCAGTGGGGACTGGCGGTGGATCTCGTGTTTAGAAAGTACTTTCAGTCTCCTAGCTAACGGAGTATAAGTTGCAACCGCAGTTTTTGGCCTGGACAAACCGCGTCATTTCGCCATTCTTAAACAGCCAAAAAGCCAATTTAAAGCTCTCAGTTTCGCAAATCGATTTTCTGCACAAAACCCTGGGGGATTTGCGAACGCGATCTGTAAGGAGGTGTTGATTTTATTGATGTTTTTGGCTTTCTGTTTCCTGGCTAATGGGATCCACACTGAAGCTAGTATTGTTTGGTTTTAATCCTGATAGGTAGGCTACAAACGTTTCGAACGACATTTACACTGACGGTTTTGGAAGCAGTTTCAATTCCTCATAGGTAGGCTACAAACCCACAGCCGCCGATTCGCTCATCATGTGTCTCTTCGTAGGGTTTCAATTCCTCATAGGTAGGCTACAAACGCAATTACATTTGTGCTCATTTTGATATAGAAGGGTTTCAATTCCTCATAGGTAGGCTACAAACGCAATAAGTGTACTAAAGGCACTAGAAAGACTTGAAAGGTTTCAATTCCTCATAGGTAGGCTACAAACAAAATGAAAGTAGAACAGAATCAAGAAAGAGATTTATGTTTCAATTCCTCATAGGTAGGCTACAAACTCTTTTACTTCGTCCAAAGTTTCTTCTGCTTTCTCGTTTCAATTCCTTATAGGTAGGCTACAAACCAGGAATTGATTACAGTCGAATAACAGCACATTCAAACTTGTTTCAATTCCTTATAGGTAGGCTACAAACTGGAGCAAATCACAGTTTTAAAACAAAAACTTGCGGATTAGTTTCAATTCCTTATAGGTAGGCTACAAACCCATTAAAATGGCGTAAATAAAGGGCTTGCTAGATTAAGGAAAATCTTTATTAGAACAACATTAGAATACCGAAATAGAGATAATCCTTGAAATATCAACAAACCTGCACATTTTAAGGTTGTCGTCGCACCCCAGGGGTTTTTGCACTACCGGGGATCGACGACACTTGATTATTAAAAATTTCTCTTTCTAAACATATATTAGACAAAAAATGAAAAATTCCTCTTTTTTTATGATCAACGGGAGAGGTAGGAAAGAGAGAAGACCAGGCTGTCATGCCTGGTTTTATTTAGTTTTTTTTCAGGCCTAGCACTATGTGGATCTTCTGGTAAGTTTGGATCGAGCAATGAAATCAACCTCCTATCTTTTGTTATTACTTTGTTTCAATTCCTCATAGGTAAGCTATAAACCAGGCTCAGATTAGGAGAATGATTAATCTACATTTTGTAAGTTTTTTTTATTTTATCTGTCGTTCTATGTATTCTAGAATAAGTTCTACTTTTTCAGAACTTATTGGAAGTTGTTCGAGATTATGTCTAATAATTCTTATGATTTCGTCATATGTCGATTCGATTTCAGTGGAATCTACGCCCAGAATATCAGCTATGCGTTGCATTTCTTCCCATGTCAGAGCTACAATTCCATCCTCGAAATCTGCTATCCGAAAAAAATCGATTCCTGTCTGTTCTGAAATGTCACCTACTTTAAGCCCCTTTTCGATTCGAAGTTGCTTGAATTTTAGTCCTAGATGTTGTGAAGAGCTGTTCAATAGTTCTTCAATTGGAATCTTTGAAACCTCAGAAAATTTCTGAAGAAATTTCATCGAAGGTGTTTTTTTCTGATTTTCAATTTGAGAGATATAACTTCCAGTATATCCCATTAATTCTCCAAGTTCATCTTGCGATAATCCTTTTTTAAGGCGAAAATTCAATATTTGTTGTCCAAGCAATGTTTTTCACCTCTGGGTGTATTTAGTTTCAATCCTAGTCTTGGTGGAATGTGGATTATAACTTTTTTGGTTATCATTTAATTTTTTCACTTCGTTTTCAAGAAAATTACGTAGCATGTTTATTTTTTTGGCTTGTAGGCCTAATTTTGTTGCTAGATCAAGAATTTTTTGAATTATATGTTCAGCAGAGTGCAGAAACGGTGGTTCTGTGATATTAAGATAGTTACCTATTGTCTGCAGTTCTGCTGGTGTAAGTTCAACTTCCCCCAATAGAGCATTTGCTAACCGAAAGTAATCCATGTCTAATTCATCTGCCAGTTGAGCTTCAGAGAGATTATATTTTTGCAATGCTTCCGAAATAGTTTTTCCAATTTCCGAAGCACTATAGGGACTTACAAAAAAGACTGCAGGATCTACTTCGTATAGATCAGCAAACATTCCGAGATCCTCCGCGCTAATTCCCCGTGTAGATCTTTCTTTATTACTTACCCAGCCTGCGCTTCGCCCTAATGCCTTTCCAACTTCTTCTTGTGACCATCCTCGTTCTTTTCGGAGTTTCCTGAGTATTTTATGGGCATCTGAACGAAACATATTTATGCCTCCTATTTTTCTTCTTTACTTGGTGGAAGAAGTAGAGGAGTGGGGGAGATACTTTCAAGCTCCTACTTAGCGAAGTGTAGATTATAACTTATTTGTTTTTAAGCAATCATTAATAAATTCTACTACGAGGTGTATTTGATTATCGGTAAGTCCAAGCGACTTACATGAATTAATTATTCGTGAAACATTGAATTCATAGCGACAAAAAAAATAATTTATGTCTATACCGAAGGCATCTGCAATTCTTTCTAATTCTTCTTTAGAGAGTTCAATTTCTCCGTTTTCAGCGCGACCAATTCGGAAAAAATCAACTCCAGATCGATCGCGAAGTTCTCCTATACTCCATCCTCTTTTTTCACGCAAAGCTTTTATTTCTCTCCCAACTATTTCCTTATCGTTATCCTCAGTATTCAAAAAATATGTGAAATCGACACCGAAAAAAGAAATCAATGCAAGATAGTTTTCGAGAGAAGGTTTTCTCTCACCATTTTCAAGTTGACTGATATATGAACTGGAGGTTCCTATTCCTTCTCCTACTTCAGCCTGTGAAAGATTTCTTCTTTTTCGTTCTTCCCGTAGCTTCGTCCCTAGCTGATGAGTCAAGAAACGCATTTCCTTGAAAAACCCCCTCAATTATATTTCCTAACTATTTATAATTAGACAAATACTGAAAAATTCCTTTTTTGACTTGCCTGAAAAAAAGAAAAATGGTATAATTTAAATAGAACATGCGTTCGATAAAATTAACAATGACAAAATTTTAAAGTAATATTTTTGATAATAGTTCAATTATAATAAAATTATCCATATTACTAGATTTATTTACAGGAAAATGATATAATTTATTTGAAAACCAGACTGGTGAGTCGGGCCTTTACATATTACACGTGATTATACGCGAAAGAATAACATATTACAAAAAGAATCGTAACAACTTGACATAATGTATCATCACTAGTATTATATTAATAGGACAACGGGGAAAGGGGCGATTTATAATGAGTTACGAAGAGGCTAAAAGTCATTTTGATTCTGAAAATTATGAAAAAGCTATTGAGCTCTTTTCAGCGATGCAAGTAGAGTGTGAAATGCGAGGGGATAAGGAAGGTGCGGAGATTGCAAGAAGAGAACTGGGAAGGTCATATTTTAGATTAGAGAAATATGGTGAAGCTGAAGAACATTTTTCTCAGTTGTTTAAAAATACACGTAATGATAAAATTAAAGATTATTGCTTAACAATGATTGCAACGATAAAGGCAACAAAAGATGATTACACCAATGCATTAAAAATTCTCGATAAAATTACACCTACTCCTATTAATCTAATCAATAAAGTTTTTATTCTTTATTACCTAAAAAAATATGATGGTATAGACGAAGCTGCACACAGAGCGTTAACTATTATTGATCAACTTAAAGAATTTGATTTGTCAAATGATCTATTAAGTAAATTTAAACAAGCTGCTGGATTAATTTATAGTATAATGGGGAAAAGAGATAAAGGTCTAATATATTTAAAGGAATCTTTAAAATATACTAACAATAATGTAGAAAAAAGTAGGATATATAATGATATTGCAGAAATTTATATAGAAATGGATAACTTTGAAGAGGCTGAAAAAGCATTACTGAATGCAAAAAAACTCATGAAATCTAGTTCAAACAAGTTTACAAAAGCAACTAATTTAAAACTTTTTGGAATTCTTAATAAAAAAAGAAAAAATTTTGAAATTGCTTCAAAGTACTTATCTGAAGCTTTGGTATTAATGCAGGAATATGATGCTGTTAAACATCTTGCTGAAATAAAGTTTTATTTGGCTGATGTAAAATTTTCTAAAATTAAAACAAATAAGATGTACGAAATATATCAAGGTGCAGAAATATATGCAGAAGGTGTCTCGAATGAAAAAAGGTTGGAGGGGGTGAACATAAAAAATGCGCAAATTGTTGACAGTATTGATGGTAGTACTGATTTTGGTGGCAGCTAATATAGCTCCAGTAAAAGCAAATCCCAATTGGGCCGATGAACCAGATACTACTGTAGAAGTAGTTTCTATTATTAGTTATTAAAACTGGCATGGTATTGACAAAATATGTTAAAAATGCTCTCTGTTGAGAGCATTTTTTATTTATTAAAAAAAACACCCCTTACTCTTTTGAGGGGTGTTTTTTTCATAATTCCCTTTCTATTGCTTTCATAACATGATCAATGAATTCCGGATCTAAATACAAAGACTCTAATTCACGCCTAATTATCTCAAACGATTTAAACACTCTTCCTTGTGAGATTACTTCTGGTTTAACGCCCAATGCTATTGATAATTTTCGAATATGTTCTTCACTTGGTCGTAATTTTCCTCGTTTTAGTTGACTTAGATCCAATATATCAATACCAGTCATGCGACTTATTTCTTCTATATCAAGACCTCTAATTCTCATTAACTGGTTTATTGTTTCTGCAATATCAACTTCCTGTTTGTTTTCTTCCTTCATGAATTCATGAGGGTTCAGGTCATATTGTTCGCAAAATACTTGAAAAAGTTTTTTTGACATTTCTCTCTTTCCATTTTTTATATGGCTTATATATGAACCGGATACTCCGTCAGGTTTTTCGGGACTTTTGAGAGTTTTTCCGAATTCTTCATTTGTGAGACCCAGCCGGTTTTGTATCGACTGTATTGTTGCTGCTATTTTCCGATTGTCCAGTATCACGACCATACCTCCTTTTTGCTATACAATTTAATTGTATAATAATCGTTATAATTTGTCAAGAACGAGCTTGACAAAGGTGATACATTTTGTTATAATGATACTAACAAAATGATTTAGATACAAAAAGTTTGTATTAACTTTGGCTTTGTGAGTTTAAATAAAAGGAGGTGAAGCAGGTTGTGGATATATTTAGTATCGTTTTTCCTATACGGCTTGGTAAGAATGATAGGAGTATGTCAACCGGTACCTCTGGCTGTTGAGTATTGCAACCACGCTTTTGAATTTGGCTGACGTTGGGCGGATGGTGTGGGTAGCCAGAGGGTATCAACTGGACAGGTAATATCAGGTTAATGATTCTAAAATCAAGACCTCCTTAATGGCTAGAAAAAGCATATGAGACCGGGTGCTAAGGGTAAGTTGGGTCCTCCTAAGATGATATATTTGGCGGGGCGGAAGGCCCCGCCAGGGGATATGGATTTAAGAAAGGGGAGATATTGAGTGGGTATCCCATACGAACGGATAGATGAAGATATAAGATCTTTAGTTAGAACTCTAAAAAAGGGAAGATCATTAAGATCTCCCCAGAGCAAGCTATTTTAGTTAGTGTGGTATTTAAGTAAACATCAGAATTTTACAAAATCCTTTCTAATTCTGGACATTGATAGTCAATTATTTTTAGATCGGATTTCGCATAGTGCGTACAGAAAGGAGGGATATAAATATGCCAGGAGTACCTAGAAAACGTTTGAGGGAAATAAGACAAACAAAATATACACTGGAGGAATTTGCAAAGCTTGTGCATTCAAGTCCTACCCACCTGAGTGACATTGAAAATGGGAAGAGAGATCCATCTCCGGAGTTAGCATCAGCTATTTGTAGAATTTTAGGGCGGAGTTTTTCTGAACTTTTCCCTGACCTTCGCGAAAACTATATCAAAAAAAGCGCATTATTGTTAAGTTTAGCTACCCAATGATTGTGATTTGATAGTTTATATTCGAGCAAAAACTAGGGGGTGTTGGAAGTGAGGAATAAGAGAAAAGAGACTATGACGGCTCAAGAGCTTGCTGATCTTTTGGGGATTAAAAGTGTACAGACAGTCTACAAGCTTCTTAACGAAGGTAAGATTCCAGGCGTGAAAGTAGGACACCAGTGGGTGATTCCCACCCAAGCAATTTTAGATTGGTTGTATGTTGCAGCATTAGGTAGTCAGAAGAGAATATTAGAGCATATAGGGGTGGATTTTGGAGAACTGATGGACTGGATAGCAAAACTTAGACATTACGAAAACTGTAGCAATCTTGATAACTTGGTTAAAATGCCAGAGTTTGGCTCGATTAAGGAGGAGGTAGTTAATTTAAGGTAGTTATGATGTATTACAATGTAATACAATGTAAGACATTGTAATACAAAATTCTAAAATCATTGAAATGACGGGCTTTTGAGTGTAATACATTTGTAATACAAGGAGTGATATAAATGAGTAAAAATATTGCTGTTGATGTAGGATTTGGATTTGTTAAAGCGACGGATGGTAATAAAGAAGTGATTTTTCCATCTGTGGTTGGGGAAGGAAGGGAGATCAGATATAAACCAGGAGTAACGATAAACAACGATGCGATAAAAAATCTTTTTGCTGAAGTTGATGGAGAAAAATATTTTGTAGGTGATTTGGCAACTCGACAAAGTGAATTTTTACAGTCTACTTTATCAGGTGATCGGACAAACTCTATTGAATATGATGTGCTCTTTAAGACGGCATGTGCACTTTTGAATAATGGTTCTACTGAAGTGAATATAGTAACGGGTTTACCCGTAAATGAATTTACACAGTATAAAAATACTCTTGAGAAAATGTTATTGCGGATTCATAAAATAAAGCTTAACGATATCAGTTATTCTTTTGAAATCAAAAGAGCCAAAATAATACCTCAACCTTTTGGAACAGTATTTAATTTACTTCTGGATGATCAAGGTGAGATTCAGAAAAGAGAGTATGTGAATATGAAAATTGGCGTGATTGATATTGGATTTAGGACGACAGATTTCATAGTGGTAGATTGTCTTGAATTTGTGGATAAATTAAGTTCTTCAACTACAGTAGCTCTTAGCTCAGCTTATAAGTTAGTTGGGCATAGCCTAAATGAAAGATTTGGAATAAACAAACCAATATATCAATTAGATAAGTTCATTCGGACAGGGTTTATTCCATATAAAGGACAGCAGATGGACATTAGAGAGCTGGTTGGAAAAGCTTTTGCACTCACAACAAATAACATAATCAGCGAGGTTAGTTCTCTGTGGAACATCTGGGAACTTGATCAGATAATTATTACTGGTGGTGGAGGAGTTGAATTATACGCATATCTCAAGGCACATATAGATAACTGTGTGCTGGTAAATGAAGGGCAGTTCAGCAATGTTAAAGGTTATCTCAAATTGGCAAACAGATCTTTTAGGTGATGATGATGGTGACAATTAGTATAAGGTTACGTCCTGGCAAGGACAATGACATTCTGCAGTGGTGGGAAAGTCTTGATAAAGGGGAAAGATCGGGTATTGTGAGATCTATTTTAAGAAGTTATATCAATCAGGAAGATCAAAGTCAGCAGCGAGTTTCACGTCTGAATTTTGGTGTTAAAAAAGAAAATCTAGAAGATCTAGGTGATATTGAGTTTAGAATGGATTTTCCAGCAAGCGAAAACGAAGATGATAATGAAATCGACAAAAAGGTTGACCTACTGGTAGATCAATTTTAAAACTTATAAGCAGTCGTGGCTCTAAGACAACAAGGAGGTAAGTAAATAAGTCAACTTCTCCCGACTGAAGTTGGGAACTTGAAACCAATAGTCACATTCAACACAACCTGATTTAAAGAGTTCATCGCAGGTATATCTTTCAAGAAAATTTTCTAGAAAGGTGGTGAAAAACGTCGTCTTTTCTCCTCCGACTAAAGTCGGAGGTTTCCAGGCGACAGACTTTATGAATGAATTTGTACTAGGTCAATTAGATGCTTACTGTTATATGGTGGAAAGAGGAAAACCTGCTGCAATGATCCCAGTCCAGAAACATTATACTGCTGAAGCTATTAAATTTATTTCTAAGTGTTCTAATTCAAAGTTGAAGGTGTTTGTAGAAAATTTATCTGACGATTGGGATACTCTTTGGATATATAAATATCCGCATATTTTGGAGGTAATTAAAGAACTGCAGCAGGCTCCTGATAATATTTTTTCAAAATGGGCTTTAGGGAAACTTTTTGGATATGATGAGGAATCAATTCAAAATTTCATTAACCGATCTTAATAAATTCTGTATGGTTGCATCTCGGGCATGGAGGAAGTGTATCAGTATCATCATCTAATCTTACTTGTTGGTAGCATTTTAGACAAAGATATAGCCCAATGCCTGGTTTTTCACCTGTAGTAGGCATATTATCACCTCCTTTCTTTATGGTCATTCGACAGGATGTTACAAATCCCTTTTTATGGGATAGAAGAAAAAAAGATGGTTTTTATAATATATCACATTAAGGTGGTCTCTATGATGTTGTACGAACAAATTGTAATTAGACATCGAAATCGTAGGGGATATGTTCAAACGTATAATGAGTTGTATGACTTATATCAGCCAATTTTAGGGCATGCGACAATCTCAGTATATAACAATTTGATGCGTTATGTTAATAACATTATGGATCATGAAAACAATGGATTTTCGTATCCAACATTGGACATGCTTGCAAAAAAGATGAGAATGGGGAAGAGGACTATAATCCAGGCACGGCAAAAGCTGGAAAGCATGGGACTTCTGGAAGTTTACTATGAGAGAGTCAAATTAGGTAATCTTAACTATAACAAATATTATTACGATCTCATTGATCCACTGGAATATCATGAATTTTTTCTGAAATATGGTGAATTATTGAGACAAGAAGCAGGAGATCAATATTATCAAGAAATATTCAAGCCAATCTTTGAAGCTGAGAAAGCTGTTCTCGGGGTTTCAAATGAAACTCCGAAGAAGGCTTATCTCGAGGTTTCAAATGAAACCTCGGTCGGGGTTTCAAATGAAACCGTAAAAAAACAAAGTATACTAAAAAGACAAATATATAGTAGTAGTAGTATACATAGGACAGGCGCATTTGGAAAATCAATATCAGAAGCAGAACAAATTTCTATTTTGGAAAATTTGTACATTGACACACTGGGACTGAGTACATTTGACAGTAACACAACCAAAATGATCAAGCACCTGCTTTCCAAATGGGATTTTGAATATATCCGGAAACAAATGGAATATACGAAAGAGAAGATTGAGGAGTATTCTCTCAGATACCATCCATCGGAGGAAAAGGGTATTAGAAGCTATTGGGGTTTTGTTTATTGTGCTTGTCGTGACAATTATGCAAAAGCTAGAATTAAGAGCTATCCTGAACATTGGGAAAAGGAGGGTTAACTGTGAGAAGGGTTGGAAATGTTTATTTTTTGGACGAGTTTAGAGGATCAATAGAGCAACCGATTGAGGAACCGGGAATAGAAGAGGTTCTTGAAAAGGTCTTTGAAGTTATCGACCGTTTTCGCAAAAAACTTCAACAGAAAGGAGGTGAAACTCATGACCTGGCAACACAAGTTGCAGATTCTTATTCTGATGTTGTTATGGGTGGTAACGTTGTGGATTTATGTAAAATCAGGCGTTGTAAGCTTCATGGGTGAAGCGTTTAGAATTGTTTTGACCAAAGAAAAAGAACCAGATTCTCAGCTGGAACCTGGTTCAAATGAAGAATTGGAAAGCAAAATGGAACCTAATGTAATTGTATCACAAAGAAGACATAATTTCAATGCCTGAAAAGGAGTGAGAAAAATGAAAGAGCCCAGGGAAATGATTTACAAGTGCGAAGAATGCGGGGAGCTTAAATATAGATGTTCTCTCACCCATCCAAATGAGAATTGGGATAGAGAGAAAGGAGAAGTTTTCCTGGAGTACTGTGATTGTGCCAGTGGCAATACAGAGCATGTAGTTTTGAAAGTTGGTTCAATGGCGCCAGTGTGCTTAGAAGGGAGGCGGAACCATGCATGGTCCCGTGCCTCCTGATCCTATAGATCGAATCCAGGACATAATTGACCAACAGTTTATAGACTGGATTGAAGCTGAACGAATTAAGATGGAGATGGAAAGAGAAAAGCAAGGACAAAAGCAGAAAGTGGAGGTGGCATAGATGGGTTCGAATGTACCAGCTGTAGAAAGTAATATCCTACCTCCCAATCTTGAAGAGAGTATAAAGAACCAGAAGTTACAAAATAAAGCTCTCATGAGGTTAATGAGGGAATTGTTAGAAGAAGGTGTCGATTATGGCAAGGTAAAGGGCGTAAAAAGGCCTTTTCTCCACCAACCAGGTGCACAGCAGTTGGGTTTAGTTTTCAAGTTGGCTCCAAAGTTCATCAAAATAGATTCAATTTTCGACTTTGAACGGGAGCCAGTATTTATGAGTTATGAATTTAAATGTGAGTTATATCATAGAGAAACAGGTATGTTTTTGGGGGATGGAGTTGGAGCAGCCAATAACTATGAAAAGAAGTATCGTTACCTGAAGGATGGGACTGAAGTAAGAGATCCATTGGACAAGCAAAATACTATAATGAAAATGGCGAAAAAGAGGGCTTTTGTTGATGCTGTGCTCAATGTGACAGGGGCGAGTAGGCTATTTGCTACAGAGGATGACCTGGAAGAATTTTTTACCGATATAGGTACTGACCCTGGGAAAATCAAGATGCCCTTTGGCAAACATAAAGGCAAACGATTAGAAGAATTAGATACAGATTATTTGCAGTGGGTGATAGGAAAAGCAGATAAGGAAGAACTTAGAGAAGCAGCAAAAGCGGTATTAGAGCGGAGATTGAGAGAAGAAGAGACTACGAAGCAGTCTGATCAGGGAAAGATTACAGAGGAGACTCTGTCAAATCTTCGGTCATGTATCAACTCAACAGATGAAAAAATTCGGACTGAATCCAGAAAAATTGCGCAAGTATGGTTGATTGAGCACGGTTTTACAAGCTTAACGGATATTCGTAACTTGACTGAAGAGCAAGGGAAAGAACTGTGTCAAATGATTCTTGAGACATTCAGTACTGACGATAATAAACAAGGAGAGTAGGGCTAATTTGAATTTACGCCCGTGGAGAGTGATGTTAACTCAATGAAGCGGGAATAGAAGGGAGTGAATAACCATAGCGACTACAATTGCAAAATTGTTCATCCGGAGTCTTTTTGAGCAAGCTGAGCAGATATTACAGGATGATTATTATCGCAGATTGAAGGACGAGGATTATTTCTATACAAAAGTGGTTGGAGTGACTTTCGAAGGTCGCCAGGAATATCTGGCAGATCTTCAAGAAGGAGAAGCCTTGGAAATTCGACGTGAACCTACCAACATATATGATCACAATGCGATTGGTATCTGGGACCAAAAGGGCAGACATTTGGGATATTTGAATCGCAAGATGTCTGCCCATCTGGCACCACTGATCGATAAAGGGCTTGAATATAATTGCAGTGTTTCAGCGGTAACTGGTCGGGACAAAGAGACGTTAGGGCTCAACATTTATCTGGAAAGAAAGGATTACGTTGAGGAGCAAGAGATCCTGGAGGGATTGAAAGAACGTCAGAGATTGGAAAAACTTTCATCTGAGCAGCTACTGGATGAGATCAGAAGATTCTTGCTTGGAAAATACCAATATCGACCGAAGCAAAAAGAAGCCCTGGACAGGCTTTTTGCAAGGAAGAATACTCTGACAGTGATGGGAACAGGAAGAGGAAAATCGGCTATTTTCCAGAGTTTTGCTGTGTATCAGGCTATCCGTAACCGGCAGATTACGGTGATCACATATCCGCTTCGAGCTCTGGTCAATGATCAATATGAGGCTTTGAAACAGAAACTTGCCCCGATTGGGATGCGGGTTTTCAAAGCCAATGGTTCTCTCTCTGAATGGGAGAGGGAGAAGTTTCGGAAAGCTCTGGCCAGTGGGGAAGTGGATCTGATCTTGACCACCCCGGAATTTCTTGAATTCCATATTGAGAAATTCAAAGCTTTAAGGGAACGAATTGGGTTTTTTGTGGCTGATGAAGCCCATCACATAGGTATGGATTCAAACGCATTTCGCCCAGCATATCAAAAGTTAGGGTGGGTGTTGAAAGAATTAGGGGATCCGCTGGTACTGGCTGTGACTGCAACTGCAACTAATGAAGTAGCGGATGTGATTATGGACACTCTTGGGATCACAGACGTGGTGATTGATCCCCACGTACGGAAAAATCTGAGGATTAGAGATTTACGCAATCAGTACAAAGCTCCGAAGAAAAATGAGGTATTACCACCTGAAACCTGCAAAGAAGATTATATTGCCAGGTTGATTCGATCTGGCGAAAAGACCATTGTCTACGTGAACAGTCGTGAAAAGACGATTGAGATAGCTCAGAAACTTTGTGAGATGGTTCCAGAACTTGAAGATCAGATTGTGTTCTATAATGCTGGTTTGACTTCAAAAGAGCGGGCTACAGTAGAAGATCTGTTCAGGACCGGTGAAGTCCGGGTGGTGGTATCGACGTCAGCATTTGGTGAGGGGATTGATATTCCTGATATCCGCCATGTGGTGTTGTACCATATGAATTTTAACTTCGTGGAATTCAATCAGCAGTCAGGACGGGCTGGGCGTGACGGAAACAAAGCCATTATCCATCTACTCTTTGGTTGGGATGACCGGAGGCTGAATGAATTCATCCTTGACATCTCCACACCAGATCGTGAATACCTGGTAACGTTATATTGCTTCCTTAAGAAAGTCGGGAAATGTAACCTTACCAATGAAGAGATATCGGAAACATTGAAAACGAAAAACGAAAAGATACTCACGTCTGCCGGAAGGGTATCAGCTGCTCTTGGAATTCTGGAAGAATTAAACCTGGTGGAGATTGTGCGGGATGGACGGGATAGAACAATTCAACTATTACCGACTGAGCCGGGGTACAAGATAGATTTGAATCGTTCAGCACGGTATTCTGAGGGAATACTGGAGAAGAAAGCATTTGAAGAATTCAGCTTTGCTGTTATGAATGAAAAAAACTATGAGCTCCTGGATCGGATTAACCGGCCGATTTACCCTGATAAATATATAGAGGATCATGCTCAGGCTGTTTAAATTCTTTTGAACCTGGTTCGAAAAAGTTTAAAAAAATTAGAATAGAGAAGCAAAGACGTGTCGGGAGGTATCAGGTCCTTCTCCCGGCACAACGTGCCAGAGTAGCGCAGTGGGTAGCGCGGCGGGCGCCCCGGAGAAATTCTCCGACAAGAAAGCAGGTCGCAGGTTCGAATCCTGCCTCTGGCACAATTAAAAAATTTATCTCTCCCTTGATTTACCCGGGCTTATGCCCGGGGTTCCAAAAACAAATAGAAAGAAAGGGGAAGCAAAATGGAAAAGGTTAAGTGCAACGGGAACCATAGTGTGTGTCCTTTTGAGAGTATGTGTGGGAAAGGGAAACCTGAGATTCCTCAGTTTGTAAAACAATTCACTGGGACGTTGAGGGAGTTGGACATATGATAGGCAGAATAAAATCATTGATAAGAGCAGGATACAGGCCGGTGTTTGGAAGTGAGTATATTCTCTGTATCAATGAATATTCAAGTGAATGTGTATTGCTAATGGGAAATAAAGAGTTAGCAGGTAATGTATGTAGAATTTACGATGAAATAGCATCGGATGAGGAGCTTTGCGCTTCTCATCCCGAGCTATATCATTTTCTCCTGGAAAGGGTTAGGTTAGTGATAAAGGCAAAAAGGTGCGGTGAAAAATAGCTAAATTATGTGAAGTGAATAATTTGAAACAATTAAGATGAGAAAGGGGCGTTAAATATGATTCTATTCAAACCAGAGCACGTCCAGCCAATTTTAAAGGGAGAAAAGACGCAGACTCGGCGCATTGGCAAATGCAGGTGGCGCCCTGGATCCATACACCAAGCTAAGCTCAACTTTAAGAAGGGGAGTAAGCCGTTTGCCAGGCTTCGTATCCTGGATGTTCGCCAGGAACGCCTGGGGGATATCTCGGAAGAGGACGCAAAGAGGGAAGGCTACCCAACCGTCCAGGCCTATCAAGAGGCTTTTAGACGGATATACGGCTGGTGGGATCCGGACGCGCTGGTGTGGGTGGTCGATTTTGAGGTGGTCGGGCCATGAACAAGAGCAGAATTGAATGGACAGAGGTGACCTGGAACCCGGTCACAGGTTGCACACCAATCAGCCCAGGGTGTGAGAACTGCTATGCCAGACGAATGGCCACCAGGCTCCGGGGCCGGTGTGGGTACCAGAAAGATGAGCCATTTAGAGTAACAATGCATCCAGAAGGGAGTGGAAATAAATGGCTAAATATGGTTTGAATATAGAAAAAATAAAGACACATATGCGGGATAGGAGATTGGGAGAATCACAAATGGCTCGAGAGATAGGTATTGATTACTCATATTTCTATAGAATATTGAGAGGTCAAAGAGGTTTAGGTATTAAGGCGTTATCAGGGCTGATTGAGTACTGTGAAAAGAATAATCTAAATTGGAAAGATTTTGTAGTGGGAATGGAGGGATCTAAATGTTAAGAGTTCAGAAAAAATTGAAATTGCAAAAAGCAATTGATGAAGCAGTAAAGAAACGAATGACAAATATACAAAAAATTTATTATTGGAATATGAGATATAAGTTATGGTGGGCAAAAGTTCAGGAGGGCATCAGAAATGCTTAATCGGGTAGTTTTGATTGGGCGTCTGACGAGGGACCCGGAACTTCGCTATACCACCAATGGTACAGCAGTAGCTACTTTTGCCCTTGCAGTAGAGCGTCCTTTTACTAATCAAAATGGCGAACGGGATGTAGATTTTATTGATATTGTTGTCTGGCGTAAGTTGGCAGAGACATGTGCTAATCATTTAGGAAAAGGGCGCCTGGTTGCAGTAGAAGGACGTTTGCAAACCAGATCTTATGATGACAGCAACGGTATTCGGCGTAGAGCGGTAGAGGTTGTTGCAGATAGTGTACGCTTCTTAGATTGGCCTAAGAATAATTCTACAGATAATTTTGATGGACAAGATTTTGGTGGCGATTTTTATGAGGATGATATTGATGTTCCATTCTAATTGGAGGTGGTATAAAATGGGCATTAATTTTAGGATTGTGCTATCAGATGTGTTGAAGGCATTGTGTGTATTAAAACAGGATTTTTTGGAAGAAAACATAAAAGTAAAGGCCAGGAAGGAGAGGAGTAGATGTTAGATTTGGATAGGAATGCTCTTAAAAAATCTAAGATTAAACCAATAATTGATAAACTTGTCCAAAGCGGGATGGATCCATCACTGGCCGAAAAGGTGGTCAGTGAGGTGTACGATGAGCTTGAAAGTAAAGATATGCTGGAGTTAAGTAAGTCTGTGGCGGGTACCATCTAAAGATATAAAGAAAGTGAGGGAAGAGTCATGAGGTGCGGTCCTGAGTGCTATAGATATCGTTCAGACGGAGATAAATCATGGTGTATTAGGGGGCCACGTTTTGATATCCTGAACGGTAGCTGTTTATGGCCCGTAACTCCAGAAGTAGAGTGTTTGTATGGACAGAGTCGAGAGATATTTCAGCCAGGAGATATTGTCCAGGAGATTATAAGAGAAAGTGGCCGTCTGATATTTGGTGATCCTATTAAGTTGATAGAGCAAAACGATAATAGATGGAGAGCCCAAAACACCAAAACTGGCAAAGAAGTAGAGGTAGCAATTGATAATTTGTATCTGTTAAAGGCTGTAAAGGAAGGAAAAACAAAAGAGACTGTAGCCGAAGCAAAGGACCGTAGTTCTGACTCTTCTCTAAAACTTAAAGTAGGGGATAAGGTTGTTAGAACAGTGAACGGCATAAATTTGGGGATAGTCTGTAAGATCGTTAAGGAGATACGTGATTCTAATTATGATTATGAGATCTATAAAGAGGGATGGCCTCAACCAATACCGGTCAGAGCAGAAGAGTTGACCTTAGTGCAGGAGCAAGAGACTGAAACAATAGAAGCAAAACCAGAAACTAATTGTGGTCCTGATTGCAAATGGTGGAGGCGGGATATCTCGCTTCCACCCAGATTTATGGATGGTGCTTGTGTCAAGAATTATCAGACTGGTGAAGCTGTCAGTGCTAAGAAGAGTTTTTGTGATTATAAAGAATCGCCTGACGACATCAAACTTGGAGATCGAATCCGGGGAATAATTGCAACAGGTACATATCTCAATATTTATGATGGCTACGTTGTAGATATTGAAAAAAATAAATGGATCTGTAAAGTAGTTAGGATAAACCCAATAAGCAATAAATATGGACCAATGGCCATTAAACTGAAATTCGAAAGGAATGAAGTATTTAAGGTTGAAGATTTTGGAGATCTAGCTAAGAAGGTATTTTTAGAAAAGAAAAAGACTAATCAGGAGCCGGTAGATCCAGGAAAACCGGAGATGGTCAGCTTATTTGAGTTATTTGGTTAGGAGTGAAATCTAATGAAGTTTGATGAAAAAGTCGCCTCAGTAATGGCAGAGATAAAGCGACTGTATAAAGCTGATGCCCGCCCCTGGGTAATAGGTTATAGTGGCGGTAAAGATTCTACCACAGTGGTCCAGTTAGTGTTCAATGCAATTAATGAGTTACCAGAAAATGAACGCCATAAACAAATATATGTTATCACTTCAGATACTTTGGTTGAGATACCGATAATAAAAGACTATTTAGAAAGCAATCTGAAAAAAATACAGAAGGCAGCTGAGGATTTGAAATTGCCCATAGTTGTACATAAGGTTAAGCCAGAGATAGATAAGACATTTTGGGTCAATCTTATTGGAAAAGGATATCCTTCGCCCAGGCAAAAGTTCCGTTGGTGTACTGATAAACTTAAGATAGATCCGACAAATCAGTTCATTCGTAGTAAGGTAGAAGAGAATGGGGAAGTAATTATGGTATTAGGTGTTCGATTAAACGAAAGTGCCTCTCGTGATCAGGTTCTTAACTCACACAGAGTAGAAGGTAAAAAACTCCGGACACATTCATCTTTGGTTAACGCCTACATATATGCGCCTATTGAACAATTTTCTACTGACGATGTCTGGGAGTATCTTTTAAAATATGAGTCACCCTGGGGGAGTGATAATACTGAACTTCTGGCTTTATATCAGGATTCAGCGGGTGAGTGTCCACTTGTAATTGACCGGGATACTCCATCATGTGGGAATAGTCGCTTTGGTTGCTGGGTATGTACAGTAGTAAAAGAGGACAAGGCTCTTAAGGGGTTTATAGAGAACGGGGAACGATGGTTAATTCCCCTGCTTAAGTTTCGTAATTGGATAGTTGAGATAAGAGATGATCCTAAGAGAAGGATGAATAGGTCAAGAAATGGTAGAGTCTTTTATCTGCCAGACGGAAGACGAAGTCCAGGACCGTTTACGCTGGAGGCGCGAAAAGAGATTTTAAGAGAATTGCTTAGAACCCAAAAACAAATAGAGTCTTTAACCGGCAAGCAGTACCAACTTATTTTAGAAAAAGAATTGATAAAGATTAGAGAGATTTGGCTCAAAGACGGAGATTGGGAAGATTCGCTTCCGAAAATTTATCGAGAAGAGACCGGAAAACTTCTTATCAAAGATTTAATCGATCAACCTATATTCACGGACCAGGAGATGAACGTATTATCTGATCTGTGCAAAGAAGAAGATGTGCCCTTTGATTTGGTGATGAAACTAGTGCTACTTGAAACCGAATATTATGGCTATAAATACAGAGTTGGTATTTTAGATGAAATAAATAAGATATTACATGAAGATTGGTTACATATTCAGGAACAAACCTCAGAAGAATCAGAGCCTTTAAAGAAACAACTTCCGGAGATGATTAGCCTGTTTGACATAGCCGGTTAGGGGTGATATTGAATGATTGGCGAAAAGCTTAGAAAAATCCGTGAAGAAAAAGGTTTGAGTATTCAGCAAGTTACACAAATAATTGGATGTTCAAAAAACTACTTATATCGAGTTGAAAAGGGATGGCAGGGAGTAGGTCTAAAATATGCTTTAAAAATTGAAAAAATATATGGGATAAATTTACTTGACGAAATCAAATTCAGGTCGATAGGGGAAAAGATAAAATATGCGCGAGAAAGACTGGGATTGACAGAGAAACAGGTTGCAGAAAAAGTTGGGGTTAGTCCTGATTATATACGCGCGCTTGAGAGCAATAGCAAAAAACCAGGTGTGTATATAGCTGAAAAGTTGTATAAACTACTGCAGATGGAGAGAGAACTGATGGAAGTCCAAAAACAGATTAATACTAGAATGACAAAAGCGTCAATGAGAAAAGAAAAAATTGGAAAAGAATTAGAAAAAATACTCAATAAAACATTAAAAAATGGAAACATAACAGTGGCATGTGAGAATGATACATATTCCATTATAGCTGAAGTTCCACATCTAGGAAAGGCAAGGACAAGCATTCCCTGCCGGTACTTAGTACTGTATGGACAGGAGACCTGGAAAAGAGAAGCCAGGGCGGTCATGTATGATTTGATTCGCGAGTTCGCCAGAAAACAAAAGAGGGGAGCATGATTCATCTTCGTGAATGTTGTACCAGGTATAAAGAGTTCCTGGTATTTGGCCGGAATGGTGTATATTGTCGAAAGGGAGGGAAGATAGTTGAGTGAAAAGAGATATCCCTGTAAGTGTGCAATTTGTGATCATCAATTTTTTGTTACGAAATCGATTCTTCAACATTCGGGTTACAATGAGTGTGGGCATGGAAGATGCCCTAAATGTAAAACATTCTTAAATTTGACCTTTGTTCCTGAATTAGAAATTATGAGGTCGATGGAATGGTCAGAATACGTGAAACGGAGGTTGGAGAATGAAAGAAAAAGAAAAGAAGGAGTTGAAAAAGATCAAAGATCAGATTAAAGAATTGTACCCAGACCAGCATTTAGATCTATCGTTTATTCAAGATGTAGAATTAGCCAGGAGAGCATTATTTTTAGCCAAAAAAGGCTTAAAAAAAGAGTTTTTGGTTAGGTGTGTGAAGATTGAAATAGAGAAGAGGAAAAATGGTTGGGATGTATTTGATAGAATCAAATTTTGGAATAATTATTTTAATGCAGCTCCTTCTTTTGTGTTTAAGGGAGGTAAGAGTGATGAAGAGATGGTTAACATATAGTTCGTGGAAAGGTGGTGCAAAAACGTCGCCTTTTCTCTCCGATAGAAGTCGGAGGTTTCCAGGTGACGGACTTTATGAAAAGGATTGAAGACACAGTGTATTTATCACAGATCGATTTGGATCATGTATTAGGAAATTGGGTAGATGGAATACCATCTGAAAAATTTTTGGAAGCACTTCAGGAAGAAGCAAAGTGGTGCGGTTTAGATATAGACGAAATTAAAAAAATAGTGATAGATTTAAGGTGATTTTAGAAATTAGAGTTGTATATGCTTAGAAAGGAAGAAAACCAAAGAAAAAATCAATAAAGTTCTGGATTTGATTGATTTGTTATCAATAAGAAGCAAAGAAGGTGGTGTAGATGGTATATGGAGCTTTAATAAACAATGTTGAATGGAAGATTTATATAACAGTACATGGAGAACGAAGAATGACCTGGCGACGTGTTTTTCCTTCTCAAGTAATTGAGGATCTAAAGAGGGCTGGTCCAAAATTTGGCTGGAGAAACGAAAAGATAGGGATTATTAACTCAAAGGAGTCTCGTGCTGCAGTAGTAGAGATAACGGTTGACGATAGACTGATAAAGGTAGTAACAGTGATTAACAACAAAGATCCACAACTAAGAGATGTAGATAGGATTATTGAGATAAAAGAAGGATTAGATGAAGTGGAAGTTTTGGATATCTTCAGTATTATTGCTCCTGGTAGTAGTAACTCTAAAATTGCGTTTTCCAGACATTGATTAGTCTCGTTTTACTGGCCTTTAGATGCATTAATATGGAGGGGAGTTAATGGATGCAGTTAACGCAAAAGTTAAGAAAGCAGATTAGAGATGAAATAAAAAATGAGCCTTTTTGTATAGTAGAGATAAATATTTCTGAAAGTAAGGTCTCATGGAGGGTTATTCCCATGCTCAAACCAGGAAAGCAAATAAAAAAGGAAACGGTTATACCAGATGAGTTTTTTCGGCAGATAGAAGAGAAGATTAAGAATAAAGCTAATTGCATTATTGAAATAAAAATTCATGAAGGAAGACCTTCCACCTGTAGGGTTATACCTCCATTTAAAACGGTGCTTGAGAGGTGATTAAAATGAAAATCCATGTTGGTAATGGGATAGCAATAGAACCCTATCAAAACAATGGCCAGCCAGGATACTTGTGTATGCCACTGGTCCGTAACATTCCTGAAGGAAAGGTAGGGTGGAAAAAAGTTAAGTGTCAAATTTGTGGCAGTGAATGTTGGGAAAGGCCTGAACAAAAACAACTTTTGAAGGAAAATAACAATATGATAGCCTGCTGTACAAAATGTGCAATAGAGAAGGTAACCATCAGGGATGGAGTGACCATCAGGGGTGGTTAGATGGCCAAAATGGTATTGTTGTTAAGTTATATGATTCAAAAAGAAGAGGCCTTAGAAAAATTTCGTAGATGGTATCACGACCAGGGCAACGCCCCTGGCGGTTACTGCATTAAAACCATGCCCAGAGACATAGCAATTCTAACTGAAATTCTTGATCGTGAAGGATATGGAGAGTTTCGGGAAAATGGAGAGTGGTTCAAGCTTTACGAACAGTATCAAATTCCAATTTCAGCTAATGAGATAGAAAATCTTATCAGAGATTATATTGAAAAAGCCAGAAGGGAAAAACGTAAATATAAAGATATTGTTCGAGGTTTAAATTTTTCGCTTCACAGGATATTCAGCGAGTGTACAGATTCGATTGAAAAGAAGTATAGAATCAAACTGATAGAAGAGGCGACAATTGAAGAACTCATTGAGTATAAGTTACAGTTTTATGTTCCAGAAAGGTTAGAGGATTTTGAAAATCTACATAAAATAGTTGAAGAATTGAAAAATACCAGGGATAGAGAAGGCGTCAGAAAAATTTTAGCCAGAGAATATGACTATGATGGGGCAGAATTCAGACTTAAATTTATTTTCGGTTTAGAGGAGATAAAAATACTATCAGAAATTTCCGATAGTAAGATAATATTAAAAATAATTAAAAGCATGGGAATATATTGGGTAAAGAAGATAGAGGATTCTGGCTGAGCGAAGAAAAGCAGGCCAGCTTGATCTTCATGATCTCATTTTGAGGTCGTGAGGGTCGGGCTGGTCTTTTGTTTTAGCTATCAAGTTTTTTGGAGGTGTTAATATGGTTCTAAAGATTACTGATATAAAATTAATGCATATTATGATAGATATTGAAATTCAGGCGTCAACTCCAAACAAAGATATCATTCAATTAGTTAAGAAAAAATACCCACATCTTAGTGAATGCTATATTGCCCGGCATATTTTTGAAAGAAAAAAAGCCTGGGTAAAGAAATTGCTTGAAAATTATCATCGACTACATCTTTTAGGAGAATACAATTTTGATATGGAGTATACTGGGGGAAGTTCATATATGCTATATAGGGATATTCCAGATGGGCAATTATTAAAGATTATGATTGAGGAAGCGTTAGAAGAGTATGGAAAAATGAATCCGAAATTACGTGCTTTGCTAGTAATGAAATATATTGAGGAAGTACCAGCTACCATTGAGGAGATGATGAAGATATTTAAAGTTTGTAAACAGACAATTTATAATTGGTTAGATCGTGCAATTGGAGAACTAGTTATGGTAATAGAAAAAGACGATAGAATAGAAAAGTTACGCAAAATATCGTGATGTGATAAAAAATCAGAAGAGTTATCCACAAATACTTGACTTACTTAGACTTTTATATTAAAATTATGGTAGGTTGGAAAAGTGTAAGAAAAAGCATATTCAGCAGACCTGGTATTTATCCAGGTCTTTTTTATTGTCCGTCTAGTAAGAGGAGTCAGGAGAAAAAGCCGACTCCTCTTTTTGTTTATCTGAGAGAGGTGTATCAAGATGGACATTAAGAGAAAATTTTAATTTTTCGGTTGAAGGATTCCAAGGTTTTCGCTATAAGTGGTGGTAGTTTTTTGTAAGCATTGGCTTTATTTTGTGAGGTGGTGATGTTGGATGTAAAAGAAAGAATAAAACTGGAGTATATAGAAGCTATAAAGGCCGGGAAATCAAAAAGGGGATTATTAACGAAATTAGCCAGAAAACATGGAATTTCAAGTAGTACGGTTCGGAGTTGGAAATATAGAGAAAACTGGGATGAATTAGCTGAAACGTCATGCTCAGAAACGTTTCAGAAAAAAAAACAAAACGTTGCAACATTAGATAAGAAAAACGTTGCAACGGAAGCAGAAAATGTTGCAACAGATTCAGAAATTGAGACGGAGTATTATAAGTATGATTGGCCGGCTTTAAAGGAAGAGTTTATAACCGGTAATTATAGAACTCTCAAGGAATTTGCTGAAAAGCAAGGAATTAACTATAAAACCCTTAGAGACAGAGCTTATAGGGAAAAGTGGACCGAAGAAAAACGACAATACATTAACAGACTCCATGCCAAATCCATAGAAAAAACATTGGAACTTACAGCTGAAACCCTGGCTCAAAGACGACTGGTACATCTGCAGATAGCCACCGAACTAATCGAAAAAATTCAGGAAACTATTCCGGCATTGAATACTTACGTTTTAGAGGGAACCAAAACGACAACAAAAAAGATCAAGAAAAAAAATAAAGAGGGCCTAATAGATGAAATAACAGAAGATAAAGTTGAGTCATTTATAGATGTTGTTGAAGGACCGATTGATCCAAAGAACATAAAACACTTAGCTGATGCCCTTAAGAAGGCACAGGAAGTTGAGTTTGAAGCCTTTGGTTCCAAAATGGTTGAAAGTCAAAATATTGGTGATACGACAATACAGAAGGTTAGAGAACGTCCGAAGACTCTTAGAGTTCTGTTACAAAATGAAGAGTAGAGTTACATAATATTGAAAAAATGTAAATCATAATAGAGTTTTTCTCTGGAAAACATGCCTTTAGAAGGAGTTAAAAATAACTAAAAATTCCGCGAACCGTTGATATTACTAGCTTCGCAGGAAATTATAGACTCGATACATAAGTCGGAGTTATGTATTGATTTTTTATAAAAGCATCCGTAAGGATGTTTTTTACTTTTTAAGAAGGTGGTAATGTGGATCTCGACCTTCATTATGTATTATCCGGACAAAAACCCCCAGAGACGTTTGAGGAGAAGCTACATTATAAGCTGTATCGCCTGTTGGGGAAAACGGAGTACAATCAGATTAAAGATTACGGTCTGGAAGATCTTAAGGATATCTACCAGGAGAAGTTGCTATATAAATACCTCCTTAGGCACTTTACTCCCGAGCAATTAGAGCCATTTTATGACTATTCTATTGCCGAAATGAGAGTAATGTTGGCTGAAATAGACATTGAATATTTTGCCCAGGCATATTTTGTCCACTATATATATTCTCCGATTCCTGAGCACCATTCGGAAAGTTATCGGGAATTGTACGGAATAGCTAGGGCTTTACGTGGCCGGAGAGTTGCCAGAGCAGAACCTCGTGGTAATGCTAAAACTACTCGATATGATCTAATTTTTCCAATGTGGTGTGCACTATACGAAGTTAAAAGATACATAATTATCATTTCGGCCAGTGATACCCTCGCAAAAGGATTCCTACGATCTATGAAGGATGAATTTGAAGAAAATGAATTAATTCTACAGGATTTCGGAAACTTACGGGGTAAGAAATGGACGGAGAATGAAATTCAACTGTCTAATGGCTGCAGGATCGAGTCAAAAGGCTGGGAAGGGTCAATTCGTGGTAAGAAAAATAAGGCTGACCGGCCAGATCTCATCATTGTTGATGATATTGAAAAAGATGACTCAAAGACCAGTGAGACGATTAGAAAAAAGATGGAGGATTTCTTCTTTACAGCACTGACACCAGCTGGATCTGCAGTTACGGATATTATAGTAATTGGTACCATCCTTCATTCGGACAGTCTTTTGAAAAAAGTTTTAGATAATCCACGTTATGATAGTAAAATATTCAAGGCTATTATATCCTGGGCAGATCGTCAGGACTTATGGGATAAATGGAAATCTATTTATACTGATATTGGAGTAGAAGGTGGAGTTGAGGAAGCCCATCGGAGAGCCAGGGAATTCTACGAACAGAATAAGGAAGAAATGCTTAAAGGAACAGAGGTTCTTTGGAAGGGCAAAGACGGCTATGGTGATTATTATGCTCTGATGGAAGAGTTAATGGAACTGGGTGAAACCCGTTTTGCCCAGGAGAAGCAGAATGAACCGATTGATCCGAGCAAAAATATCTTTTACGGCAAACTGGAGTTTTACACCCATCTCCCACCATCTGAGGAGTTTACTCAAATTGTTGGAGCTGTTGACCCATCACTGGGTAAGAAGAAAACCAGTGACTTTTCGGCTATTGTATGGCTTGGAAAACATAAATCTGGCTATATATATGTTCTGGAAGCTGATATACAAAGAAGGCATCCCAACAAGATCATACAGGATTTATTTGCTTCTTATAATCGAATGGTTAACACCTATGGCCAGAAGAAGATTAAATGGATTGCTATAGAGGCTGTGGCGTTCCAGGAATTCTTCAAAGATAAAGTTAAAGAAGAAGGAGCAAAGCAAGGGATATATCCGCCCATAAAGCCTTTATATCCTCATTCTGATAAGGCTCTCAGAATTGCGTCACTGGAACCTGATGTAGTCAACGGATACATCAAGTTTAACCAGAACCATAAAGAATTGATAAAGCAGTTTGAAAACTTCACATTGGACCTTAATTATCATGATGATGGACCTGATACAGTTCATATGTGTATGGAATTACTCAAGAAGCGTAGGCCAAAACAGAAACGTTTGAATCTTAATAAGTCTAAAGCGGATCTTGGATTATAGAGGCCAACTTCTACCGACTGAAGTTGGGAACTTGAAACCAATAGTCACATTCAGCACAACCTGATTTAAAAATTTCATCGCAGGTATATATTTCAAGAAAATTTTCTAGAAAGGTGGTGAAAAAAACGTCGCCTTTCCTCCGCAACTAAAGTTGGAGGTTTCCGGGTGACAGACTTTATGACAGTTATTACAGATACGCAATTAATTATTGAAAAAATCAAAAAAGGAGCAATGGATATTGATACAGCGATTTTCAATGATCTGATAGAACAACATAAATCAACAGTAAAAACAGTTACAGAAATGAGGAATTTATTTAAAGGAAATCATAAGATTCTTCAAAAAGAGAAGAAAGGGACCAGGCCGAACAATCGCCTGGTTTTTAATTTTCCCAAGATCATAATCCTCTTTGCTCTCAACTATCTTTTAGGTAATAAGCATAAATATAATATTGCTCTCAATGAAGATCATCCAGATTACCAAAAAGCCTCCTTCTTCCTTGAAGAGATTAAGAAAATCAATACGGAAAACAATGAAGAAGCATTGCTTAGAGAAATATACAAATATATGCTTATCGATAAACGTTCCTGGGAATTAGTCTATATAGATTCAGAAGGGAGAATCAGACTTAAATATTGTCCTGAATCTGAGGTTATTCCAGTTTTTGATGGTAGCAAGGATGAAAAGTTGTCATTGGCTATCAGGTATTGGACAGAACAGGTGAAAGAATCTGATGTAGACGAGGTTCGAGAACGGATCAGGATAGAGTTGTATGATGAAAAAATGGTGTATAACTATATACAAACCGAAGATAATAAGTTTATTTTGGATAAAAATAAACCGCCATATCCGCATTTTTTTGATGAAGTACCGTTGATTCCATATCAAAACGCTATTGATGAGTCGGATTTAGATGATATACAAACTCTGGTAAACGATTATGAGGAAAAGAGATCTGAGAGGTCAAATGACCTAGAGTATGCAGCAGATTCGTATTTATGGCTTAATAATGTCCTTCTGGATATAGTTAACGATGATGAGTTAACTCCACAGCAAAAAGAATATAAAATAGCTCAGATGATAAATAGTAGGTTATTTCAAACTACTGATACAGTTCATTATAGTGATGATGACACTCCATTGATATTAAAAGCAACAATTCAATTTATAACGAAAGAGTTAATGGTTGAGCCATTGAAAGATCATTTAGATGATCTAAGAAGAACTATTTACCAGGTATCAATGACTCCATCTATATTTGATCAATCGAACTTTTCCAATGTAGCCGAAGCGACACTCCGGCTTTTCTTTATACCAGCTGATATAAAAGCTGATAATAACGAACCTCGCCTGAAGGCAGGAATTAGAAAACGTCTGAGGTTGATTTCGCAGATATTATTCAAGAAAACGGGCATACATTATGACCCGACCTGGATAGAAGTAGAGTTCTTCAGGAATCGCATTATTAATGAAACAGAACTTATTAACAATATTAATTCATCGTATATGAGTAAAACCATAGATCTACAAACAGCGGTCGAAAAACATCCTCTTGTTGATAATCCTGAAAGCGTTATAGAAAGATTGAAGAAAGAACAAGAGGAAAAGGAGCAAAGATACACTCAGGATTGGAGCCTTCTAGATCATGGTGAAATGGATGAGGATGAAGAATAATGCTGCTCAGGAAGATACAGCAAAGGGTCAATGAGGAATCATTAGCACGGAAATATTTGCAGGAGTTAGAAAGACTAATCCGGGATATTGAAAAGAGACTCAAATTACTGGAACAACAGGCAGCAAAAAAAGGCAAATGGAAAAGGTCCTGGTGGCATGAAGCTGAAAGGCTTCTGGAGTTTAAGCAGGCATTAATCCAGGAGTATGAAGCGAATAAAAGAGTTTTAAAAGCTTTAGATAATGCTACCACGCCAGAGGAACTTATACAAACTTTAGTCAATGCTGAGTTTAACCAATATAACAGGCGACTTATCAAAAAATTAACTGAAGATCTGGTTGAAATCTATATAAATGAGACGGAATGGACCAGGAAATTCTTACAGAACTATGTTGGTGGTAGGGTAAAATTTGAATTTTCCCGTCAAATTAACCAGCAAGTAGTTACTCAATTAATTAAAGGTGCTACAATTAATGGTAAGACACTTAAAGAATATTTATCCAGATATAGCCGTGATTCCGCTGAAATAGCCGAAAACATAATTAAAAACGGGATTGCTCTGGGAGAGTCGGTACATAGTACCGTTAAGCAGTTACAATCTGAGCTGACTGACATTGCTAAATGGCGGTTGGAAACCACGGTCCGGACGTGGACTATTAAGACCCACACAGATGCAAATATTGACACCTACAGGGAAGCAGGTATAAAACGTGTACAGTGGTGTTCTGCACTTGATATGCGTGTTTGTCCCAGATGTGCAGTTCTCGATGGAAAGGTATTTATTCTTTCCCGGCTGAAGAAGAAACCTCCACTCCACCCAAACTGTCGCTGTTGTTTATTACCCATTGTAGATGAAAACGATATTTTCGATAGTGCAGAAGAGGGATATAAGGCGTGGCTTGCAGAAGATAAAAGATCTCCTGAAGACCTGTTGGAAATCAGGTCAAGAGTACTGAGAGAAAAAAGTATTAAACCGGAAGAGAAAAAAGTTCTACTAAGAATTATAGATGATAGTTTGAAGAAAAAGGGTTATTTGAAATAAACCACCCCGGCCATGGGGTGGTTTTTAATATTCCTTTGGGAAAATTCTAATAAGGAGGTAACTAATCATGGGAAAACTTTTAAATTCTTTAGGTTTTATGGTACCGGGAATCTACTTTTACCCGGACACAGGAGCAAATCAAGGGGGAGGAGGTGAAGGAGAACAGAAGCCTGGCGGTTCTGACCAAAGTAATACCGGTCAGAATAATGCAGGTGATCAGGGTAATCTATCCGGTCAATCCGGGCAGAATTCCGGGCAAAATCAAAATGAGCAGTCTGGCCAGGAGCATAATAACAACCAGAGCAGTAAGGAGCAAAATTATGTAACCATAGAACAGCTCAATCAAACCTTTAACAACTTCATTAGTAAAATAACAGATCTTATGAAGCCTGGTAAAACGGAAGAGGAAAACGAAGAAGAAAATAATGATGAAAATGAGGATGAACAAAATAGCAACGAACCCGAAAACAATCAGCCGGAAGTTGACCCGGAGAAAATAAGAGAGGATACTGTAAAAGAGATTAAACGGCAACTGAAGATTGCAAAAGCTGCAAAAAAGAAAGCTGTTGAGCTTAACTGGCCAGCTGAAGCTATCACAGAAATTGAAGATTACATCCCTACCAGCAATGAGCGGGAAGCTGTTGCATACATCGAAACTGTTCACAAAATTGCTAACCAAATTGCCACTGCGCGGTTCCAGGGGCAGGAGCCTGGCAATTCTGGAAATGATGGCAATAATGGGGGCGGAAACGACAAACCAGATCCCAGAGAAGAAGGTAGAAGAGATTGGGAAAGGCGCCATAAAAAATCTTAAGGGAGTGTGATAATTGATGAACAATCTTCAACCAAAAACAACCGATTGGGTAACCGGTGTACAATGGAAAGCTGGCGAGCACGGTATGAACGGCACTGCCGGTGTTACTATTGATTATACCAAAGTGCCTATTGATGCCGATGGGAAAAGAATTGTAAAAGTTGCTACTGCTATTTGCAAAGATACTACTACTGGTAAATATGTTCCTTATCAGAGTACGAAAGTGACTGAAACATTTGATGGCGATGGAACCACAACTACATTTACATTAACAACCGAAGTACACCCGGAAGATAATATAAAAGTCACGGTTGACAGTATCGAGAAAAAAGAAGGTGTTGATTTCATTATAAAACGGACTGCATCCAGTGGAAAGTATGTTACTTCTGTAGAACTTGCTACAGCTCCAGCAACCGGAGTTGGTAATGTTGAAGTTACCATTACTCCAGTTCCAATTAATCCGCGTCTAACGAATGATACTGTTGATTGTACTGATGGTGATGGTGTAGTAGGTGATCTAATCCATGGAAAAGTATATGAAGCAGCCTGTAATGGAGTTGATGAGTTTTTCAAAAAACATACGCCAATGATTGAATATATAAAAGCTAATTATAACGGTATATCTTAATTAATCTTTTTAAGTGAAAAATTAAGAAAGGTGAGTGATAAGTAATGCCTAACTTTTATGATCTCTTGCAGGAATTTCCCGAATTTACAGAAGAGCGATTGGTAGGTTACATTGAGGCATACCCCGAACCTGAAGAAAATATTGGCCAAAGGTTTTTGCCCACAGAGGAGACTTATGACATTAACTATCATGTACAGCAAATTGAATCCTACCGCACAATGGCCTATCTGGTTAACTACGACACTGAAGCACCTGTAAAGGGTCCTGGCCGGATGCGTGAAATTAGCGGTAGAATCCCGCTGATTAAACACAAAACAATGATCACCGAAGCAGAAATGTATAACTTCTTCAATCGTCGAATCAATGATAAAAAATATAAGGAAAACATGAAGAATAAGCTATATGGCATGGTAGACGGGTTACTGGAAGGTATTCAGGATGTTTATGAATGGCTGCGCTGGCAAGTACTTGCGCATGGCAGGCTGGACTATAACAAGTTTGGCCTTAAATTAAGTGTAGACTTTGGTATCGAGCAGAAAGTAACTTTGACTGGTACAGATCTATTTTCTGATCCTAACTCTACCCCTTGGGATTTTCTACGGGAACAGTTAAAAACATATAAGAGTAAGAACAAAGGCCGGGAACCGGATGTAATGGTTGGATCTATGGAAATATTCTTTGCATTGCAAGGACATCCCCAGACTAAAAGTATGTTATCTTTAGATGGTGATCGTCCTGCATCGCCTGAAGAAATGGATACATTATTTAAGTTAATGGGTCTGCCACCTTTTATTGTGTATGACAAAGAAGTGTATTGGGAGGATCCAGACAATCCAGGAAATCAGAATTTCATAATTAATGAAAGGTTGATTCCCGAAGAAAGATTGCTATTCCTGGCAGAGCACAAAGAAATAGCAGGAAAAGAAGTCGGTAAGCTGTTGGTTGGTCCTGTGAGAGAAGCTAATTGGGAGCCACGTATAGCGATAAAAGCTTATGATAACCTTGATGATGATGCACATCCAAGTGCAGGTTTTAAAGGCGTCGGCAGTGCTATGCCTGCTTTATTTGTACCTTCTACAATAGCGCAATTTGATGTTCTTTGATGAGTGAGGAGGGTGAAATTAATGAATGAAATTCAAGAAATTAAATTATTAAGGCAATACGGAAGGGATCCTGAAACTGGTAAGCCATATCCCATCGGAAAAGTTTTAAAGGTTGGTAAAGATATTCCAAAATCTGAAGTAGAAAGAATTTTGCGTTTAAAGGCCGGCATACCATATAAATCTACTGCCGGCCTTATGCCTATTGAAGATCATGAAGCAAAAGTAAAGGCTTTAAGGGAAAAGGTATTAAAAGAGAAAAAAGAAAAGCAAGAAATTAAAGATCTGCTAATAAAGGTTCTTAAAAAAGCTGATTTATCTAACGTCCATGTTCCAGAACTCAAAGAAGTAGCAACTTTGCTGGGAGTGGAAGGACTCGGCAATGCCAAAAAAGATCAAATCATTGCTGCAATCCAAGAAGCTCTTGGAGTTTCTGAGCAGAGTGAAGATAGCGAGGAGCAGTAGAGAGGACATTAACTTCTCCCGGCTGAAGTCGGGAGAAGTTAATGAATAAAAAAACGGTTCGGACCTGGTACCACTATTTTTCTGACCGCATCATAGTAACAGATGCGGTTTTTTGTTTATAAGGGGGTAAATATACATGCTCGAAAAAATCAAAGTGGGTGGTATTACTTATAGCATTGAACTTGTATCGGCCGAAACAGAAGAACTGCAGGGGAATTATGGATACATTGATTACAATAAATGCAAAATGTTTATCAATAAATCCCTACATCCAGACTTGAAAGAAGAAGTGTTATGTGAACTTATTTTGTTGGCAATTGGAAGCCATATGGAAGTAGACGATAAAGTAGAAGATGTTATTTCTAAAAATTGTGCAAAGATCTTAAGAATGGTTATGGTAGATAATTGGAACTTCAAAAAATTTAAGTTGAGGCACAAAGCATGGGTAAGACTTGGAGGATCCAGATATTATATTTATTTGGTCGATCGATACAATAAAGAATTAAAATATGGGGAAGCTGCGGGGCGTATTGAGTTTTCATCTAGAAGAATATGGCTGCCAAAAGAATTAGATCAGCATAAAGCTCTTGAAAATTTATTTCACGAAATTTGGCACTGGATTTTAGACTTTGCCGGAATTAAGGATGATATTGATATAGAAGATACAGTCCTGAAATATAGTAAAGGCTTTTTCCAGGTGTTCATTGACAATGATATTAAATTTCATATGTATTAAAGTGGAGTCAGGAGGTGTCGTATGCCAGAATACGCCACATTGCAAACCGTTAAAGATTATCTTTCAATCCCACAAGATTTTACTCAATTTGATGGGAAACTGAACATTATTCTGGCCGGTGTAAACAGCCGGATCGAAAATTTAACTAATCAAACAGAAAGTAATCCCGACTTGACCCTTGCAGCCTGTAAGTGGACCGAATGGCATTACATTAAAGCAACCGGAGTAAGTTCTGAAGACGACAGTGATTACAGAAGATCTTTTTTTAAAACCAGAGACTATATTCCGCCTGAAGTTTTGAGCCTTCTGGAAGACTATTTGACAGATGAAGCAAAAGAAAAATATGTTAAATCCAGGGCAATTAAATTCCAGGAGGTGAAAGCCTATTGAGTATTCACGGCAGGTTTAATCAGATTGTAAAGATTACCAGAAGGGTAGAAAACAGCAGTGTCTCTTCATATGATTTTGACGATACAGCAGATATTGAAACCACTGTTATTGAACAATACCTATGTTCTATTTCTGAAAAGAATGTTCGATATGAGGTGGATAAGAAGGGTGATAATTATTCAGGCATCCTGGTTATGAAAGGGTTACTGACAGATCAAATTCAAGAGGGTGACATTGTAGATGGACAATTTAAAGTTGTTGGGAAACCACGGCAGATTGCAGGAGCTTATATCCGATGTAATTTAGTGAGGTTATAAGAAATGGCGCAAAATCAATGGATTGAGGTTGAATTTAGAGGAAATGATGGGCAAATATACAGGCTACAACAAATCAAAAGTAGGATTGAAAACAAAATAGAATTGATTATGTTGAGAGCTGCCCAGAAGCTTGAAAGAGAAGTGAAGCTAGTTATAAGAAGCCTTGGTCTTATTAAAACAGGTTCGTTGATGTCAAGTATCCATACTTTTGTTAGATATCAATTTGGATTGGTAGAAGGTGTAGTAGGAACTAATCAAATATACGCACCTTTTTTAGAGTTTGGTACCGGAAAAAGGGGTGCTGCTTCAAATTATCCAAAAAAAATGATGCCGTCATGGTATCAATATGGTGAAAGTCCAGGTATGAGAGCCTTTAAATACATGCTTATAGCCTGGGAGAGAAAAAAAGATGAAGTATATGCGTATGTTAACATGGAATTTAGAAGGCTGGTGTATGGTCGTTGAATGTATTGTTAAAATGTGTAGCTAATAAATTAATAGAGTTAACCAGGATATTGGATGTAAATCATATAAAGCCCATTAGCCAGATAAACGATCTGAAGAATGATAAGACCTGGAAATATGCAATAACCCTTGAATTTGACAATAACCAACCTTACAAAAAAAGAAAAGGTAAATATGAAACATTAATTTTTGTAAATTGTTATGCAAGAAACATCACTAATCCAGACATGGCTGTATTGGCTTTTGTAAATGAAGTCATTGGGCTATTGGATGAAGCAGACTTTTCCAATGAAGACATAAAGATTTATGCAGTTAAATATCGCGCCTGTTATCCTCAACCTGAGAAGAATTCTTTATTGGATGCATGGCAGAGTTTTGCAGCTTTTTTAGTGAGGTGGACTATGAAATGAGGTGAACTATGAGATGAACTCTTTTCTCAATGCCATTAAAGATATTATATCAGCAAATACTCTAATAAATTATGCTGCTAAAACAATGTATGAATTTTTCGTGGCTGAAGATTATCCTGCTCTTTGTCTACAACCCAACAGTATTTTTGAGACACTGAGAGAAACCCTGGCCTTTGAGTACAAAGATACTCTTTCGGCAAGTATCTTTTATGTGGAAAGGGCACCCGAAAATAGAGAGATGGACACCTTCATTCAAAAAGTTGAACAGATCAAAGATATTCTAAAAGGCAACCCGCAGTTGAACGGTACAGTTAACGCGGGTTTTTCTATTAATGTTATCTATCACAGCAATCGAATTGATGACAATAATGAATTTGTGGCTGAATTTCAAATTGAAGGGAGGAATTTATAAATGGCAGCCTTAGGAAGGAATAGCGTAACTGCCATTGGTGAGCAGACAGCCAAGGGCACTGAAGCAACAACATTAACTGAATTATTGGCCACTTCTAATAACTTAGAAACTACTGTCAATTATATTAAGAGTGAAGCGCTTACCGGGAAACGCTTTGCAGAAGAGAGTTATATTGCAGCATTCGCGGTAAGTGGTTCGATTGGCGCAGAAGTTGATGATAATTTATTTGGGTTAATTCTAAAACATGCATTGGGTAGTGTCAGTACTGTTGCTAATCAAGACGGTACTTATACTCATACTTTTAAACCTGGCTTAACATTATCAGGTTGGCTAACCTTCATTAAAATGTTAAAAGATGAAGGATATTATGAAAAATTTGTAGATTGTCGTATTAGCCAATTGAGCTTGAATTTAACCAGTCAGGCAATTTTAACCTGTAACTTAGATATATTAGGTATTACCGGTAGTCAAATTGATGGTACAGCAATTACCACAGCGAATACAGGTAATCGTTTATTTGCCTGGGATACAACTGTTACTTTGGATGGTGCTGATGCCACTGCATTGGTTGACGAATTTTCTTTCCAGCACAACAACGGAATTAAAGAAGACGATTACGGGTTATCTCAGTATAGACGTACTCTGGATGCAGAAAACAGCGAACATACATTTAATATGACTCTTCAATTTGATAAAACAACTTACTTGAATCTTAAAAATAAATTAGCAAGTGGCGCAATTTTACCGTTAGGTATTAGTGTAGGCAGTACATTACAAATAACTTATCCAAAAGCCAAATTAACCGAAGTTTCTGCACCAATTACTGGTGGCGGTAAGATATTGGTTAATTTAGCCGGTGAAGCTTTATGGGATAGCACTCAAGATGCTAATGTCGTGGTTGATTTAACAAATGATGTTGCGAGTTATTAAAATTAAATTTAAAAATAGGGGGAATGTCATATGGAAAAAGATAAAACTTTTGAAAATGAAGAGCAGGTTAAGGATCCTATTCAGGTTATTGAGTTAGATCAAAATAAAATCCGTGTAGAACACGAGGATGGTAGATTTGTTGAAGGACGTTTAAAAATGCCCTATGGTATGAAGAAGTTTGTTGAAAATATGAACCGGCCATCAAGAATGAGATATAAGGGTGATGATGATATTATTGTTGAAACAGCAGACTACACCGAAAAGAAGGATCCAGATATTTATATCCTTCAAAACATGCTAACAGCATGGAGTAAAAATGAGGAAATTACCCGTCATGCTATCATAAATGATTGGGAGTTAACAGATTTATTTGACCGGTTTGTTGAGGAGATTAAAGAAAAAAACAACTTAATTCGTAATTTGGGAAAGAACAGGAAGAAAGGGAAATAAGGCTTGCCTGTTCTGCGTATGTGAAAGGGCAAGAATACCACGATAAGTATTTAACACAGGAAATTAGTGAAGTCAGGGCGATGTGCAGGGTCAACTTCAATGGAAAATTGGAGTTGGCCTTTTTGCCTTATTCGGGCGGATTTTATGATCAGCCTGCTCCAGATTTAGAAAGAATATTGTTGATAATCCGGTATTTGAATGAAGCAATTGAGAAAAAACAGAAAGAGGAAAGAAAAAAGTAAATAGGAGGTGAATTAGGTGAACGATGCAGCAGTACTCGAAATGATAATTCGTGCTCGTCAGCAATTGCATGGCATTGATGCTACCATCCAGATGATTAAAAAAATGAAAAAGCAGTTTAGAGAACTTGCAAGAACCGTCACTACATATGCTAAACAGATCAAAGAAGCAGTAGAGAAAGTTAAAGAATCATTTATCCGGCTAAATAATGCCATGCATATGTTACGAAATACTGCTCTCAAAGCATTCACAGCGATCGTTGCCTTTACAGGCATTCCGTCAAAAATGTATATGGATTTTCAACAGGGAATGTCAAATGTAAACACATTATTGAATGTATCACGGGAAGAATTGGATAGATACAGTCAGGGTGTAATTGAAGTATCAAATAAAATTGGTGAAAGTGCAAAGGAATTAACAGGTGCTCTCTATGACATCATTTCTGCCGGTGTTGAAGCCAGCCATTCCATAGAAGTTCTTGAGCTTTCCGGCAAGGCTGCCAAGGCCGGGATGACTCAAACAAAGGTGGCTGTTAATGCCGGTATTGCTGCAATTAATGCTTATAACCTGGAGATCAGTGAACTTAGTCGGGTATATGATCTTCAGTTCAGCACAGTAAAAAAAGGTGTAATAACTTTTGCACAGCTGGCCAGTGCGCAAGGCCAGCTGATACCATCTGCCCGGAAAGTCAATGCGACTTTAGAGGAAATGTATGGATCGCTGGCCTACTTGACCAAACAAGGTCTTTCAGCAGAAGAAGCATCCACATCCCTTGCCCGGGCATTTGACGCCTTAGTTGAGCAGAAGTCTTCTTTTGCGCAATTAGGAATTAACGTCTTTGATGAGATGACCGGTCAATTCCGCGGGTTGGAAACTATTGTTACAGAATTGGCCGATAAACTACAGGGTTTAACAGAAGAAGAACAGGCTAACCTTCTTGAAAATCTTGGTCTTGATATTCGTGCCCAGAGAGCTATTATCCCAATGATCAAGAATATAGAACAGTATAAAGAAACAGTAGCAGATGTAGCAAATTCAGCAGGGGCAATGGAAGAAGCTTACAAAAGAGCAATTGATAATATTGCCTTCCATTGGAACCGGGCTAAACAGAATGTAATCAATGCTGTAATGAATATAGGAATGACTTTTGAAGATGAAATTAGGGATATGTTGGACCAGATCACAGCCTGGGCGCGTGCTATTGCAGGTTTTGTGAAAGATAATAAAGAGGTAATTAAAAGTGTCATAGAATCTGCCATTAAATTAGCTGGAACTGTAGCCCTATTTACTATGGTTGCAGCTGCAATAATGACGTTAATGACTCCAATTGGCATGGTTACTGCTGGTATTGGAATATTAGCTGCAGCCTGGTATTTGAACATTGGAGGAATAAGGGAAAAGACTGAAAATGCAGTAAACTTTATCACCCAGAAGTGGAACGAACTGAAGCTATGGTGGCAGGATACCACGTGGACAGAAAAGGCTAAGGATATTGGAAAATTGGTGCTGAATTTTGGCGGATTTATCTGGAGTGAATCGATTGATTTGCTCAAAAAGTTTGATGCCTGGATAGGAAAACAATTAGATATGGATGATAACGGCCGTATAGACCTGGGAGATTTAATACTGCTGGTTAAGATAATTTGGGAATCAGTCAATGACATATGGAATGCATTTTCTGATTGGATGAAAGATCAGGGGTTAGTAGGCGGAGACCTATGGGAAGCAATAAAAAATATATGGAATTCCAACATTGGTAATGTGCTGAAAATAGGATTCCTTGTGAAATGGTCTGCAATCAAAATACCAAGTTTAATCTCATATCTTATAACTCATGTTGAAGGTTTATCATTACTTGGATCAGGCGTAGGATTGGCTTTGAGTCTCGGCCAGATTGCATTAGTTGGGGCGATTATCTGGAGTATACTCCCTGAAGACTGGAAAGAGGAAATCAGGAAAAATGTTATTAACCCAGTAGTAGAATTTGTCAAAAAAGGTTGGTCAGAACTTGCAAACTTTGAATTAGATCCACATCAGTTATTTGTTGACTTTGTAGAGAAAGTTAAAGAATGGGTAAACAATACTTTGACTCTGGAAAATTTCAAAAAATGGGGGAAGTTAATAGGAGAAGCCATATTGGAAGGTATTAAATCAATGATTAACCCCGCTAACTGGTTTAGTAATAACTATACAAAGCCAGCCGTAATGCAAAGTAGTTATTGGTCGAACTATGCTAATCCCGAAAACTGGAACATTCAATCAAATGCAGATGGCGGATTAATTATCGGACCTGGTACCGGTACTAGTGATTCTATTTTATCCTGGGTATCAAACGGTGAATATATTGTCAATGCCAGAGCAACCCGGAAATGGTTACCCCTTTTGGAAGCAATCAATGAAGACAGACTTCCGAAGTTTGCATCTGGTGGCTATATAAATCTTTCAACCGGAGCAGGAACGGGCGGGGGAGCCAGTTTTGCAGAGGCAAATATAGCAATATTAGAAATATTAGGCCTTACCGGTAATACAGCAGCAGAAAGCACTTTGAGGTATCTGGCTCAAATATCCCATGATACAGAAAACTTCCAGGTAATTGCTCAAATTATAGCTGGATTATACAAAACTGTTGAGGATTATAGAAAAGAATTAGAGAACATTAGAGAAGAGACTGAAAAACTTATCAATGAGTATAATAATGGTGATAATGGAGGAAATAATGGCCCACCAGAAGCAGAATCAAATTATTGGAAAGAATTTGTCAATGTGATGAGTAATATATTAGAATCAACCCTTGATGATTTTGCCAGCATATTTGAAGATACCACCAGAACTTTTATAATAGGCATAACTAATACAATACATAGTTTAAATGCTCATGAAGAAGGCGTATGGGGCGCTGTTTCTGAAATTACTAATTTATTCAAGGGTGGTAACTTCGAAGAAAAATTGGCTGGTTTGTCCTTAGAAACTACAAGCGCTATGGTATCTTTCTTTGAGACTATTCGTGATACTATCATCAGTTATGCTGAACAAAATGCAGAAAAGCAATACGAAGAGTTTAAAGAAGCAGTAGACCAATTCCAAGAAGTAGTAGAACAACTTACTGATGCAATCCGGCAAGGTGGCAGTTTGCAAAAAGCACGGGAATTGTATCAAAATACAAAGCTTGAGGCGGAACAAGTGGCGCGTGAATACGCGCAGTATCAGGAAGCCCAACGACAGGCACAGGGAGCAAAACAGGGCGCAGGTTGGGGTGCTTTGTTAGGAGGTATTGCTGGCTTTCTGATAGGTGGCCCAATTGGAGCTACTATTGGGGCTGCGATTGGTGGTGCTGCTGGTGCTGGAGTGGGCTATCTGGCTAACGAAGGTATAAATTATGAAGAGGAATTGCAAAAATTAACAGAAGAATTAGAAAAGGCTAAGGAAACTCTAGCTAAAACAATTGAGGAATCTTTTGGATTAGGGTTGCAAGAAGTTTTAAGCGGGTTAAATCATAGTATTATTACCGCTATTAATAATGGTGAAGATCTTGCAATAGCAGTTGGGACAGCCCTTTATGGGCATATTAAGGAATCATTAATGCAAGTTTTTACATGGGCAACTAATGAATTAATAGCCCAACAATTAGAGCCGATACTGACTAAAGTAAGAGATACAATAATGAATGCAATTATTCAAGGCAGTGATATTAATTTTGACACACTCATTGATATTGAACAGTTGATTCAAGTTGGCCGGCAGGCTGAAAAACAGGCTCAAATGATGGAGGAATTAATTAATAAGTATAAAGAAGCCCTGAGAGAAGCTGGTATAGATGAGGAAATTATCGATCAATTATTCCCTATGACAGAGGCAGAACAAAAAGCCGAAGAATTAGCACAAACTGTATCTGGTGCTTTGAGAAATGCTTTAGCAGAAGCATTAGAAGCCGGGAATATTAGAGATTTCAGTTCTGCAATGGGGGAAGCAATATACACTCATGTTAAGGATGCGCTTATTCAAGCCTTTATGCAATCTGAAGTTTATCAGGAGATGTTTAAAAAGTGGTTTGATGTATCAGATATTACTTTTACCGGGAACTTAGCAGAAGATTTTGAGACTATTCAAGACATACTGGACGATCTGGAACAGCAATTGAAAGCAGCTGGCCTGGGATTCAATTATACCACGATTCCTATGATAGGCAACGGGGTAACTTTGGACCAGGGATTGTATGGTACGGAGTCATATTTCGCACCAAGCACACTGGAAGCAGGTAGGGATATGGCAAACACATTTGCAACAGCAATTGAGCAGTTTACTATAGCAACTGATAGTTTGGTCCGTAGTATTGATGAACTGACTGACTCCATAAATTATTCTAAATCTAAAATACAACCATTTATCTGGTATAGAAGACCTGAACCGGACCTGGATTATAGCAACAAACAAATACATAACCACTATCATTTTGAACCTAAAATCAATAACATGTTTGATGGTGATAAATCTACACTATTTGAAGAGTTTGTAGCGTGGAAAAGAAAGCTTGAAATGAACCAGGCGTGAAAGGAGGGGTAAACATGCTATATAAATTCTTAGTGCATTTAACCAGCGGTGAGCAAAAAGAGGTGATCGCAGAAAATTTTATGCCGGCCAATGGATCCAAGGTATACTTCAAAATAGGGCAGCGTTATATAGCCATGTATAAGGAAGAACAAATAGACAAAATAGATTTTTTGGGAGAATATATTCCTGAAACTACAACAGAAACCACGACAGAAACAACAGTGGATCCTCAGGTATAAAATAAATTGGAGGTACTGGCGATGGGGCAAAGATTAACTATTATTGAAGATTTTCAACAGGGTACCCTCAATAATGTCATTAACTCAGCAGGTACGCTTAAACTTGTGCAATTAACAAATGCATTCCCGCACAGTCAGTCTTTTGAAGACTGTGCGGGTGAGCATATTGGAGATATTAATAATTCAAATGCTGTTAAAACAGATATTGGTGGAGGGTGGCAAGTAGCTACTCATTATAATACAACTACCATTAGAGTAGAAACCGACGGTGGCTATCATGGAACTAAACGATTAGCTTTCATCCATGATGGCTCTTCTGGCTGGAAGGGTGCAGTTTCAGGCGCCCTTAGCGTTATAGCAGGTAAATGGTACAGGGTATCTGTCAGAGCAAGAGCTAATATGAAATCCAGTCAGGTGTTTAGTGAAGGATATGCCTTTTATGTGTATGGTGTATATTCTGTAAAATTCAGTTGGAATGTCAAACCTACAGACAACCCGGGAAAATGGGTGACTGGTGTTGCGATTTTTCAAGCACCAGATAATTATACAGGATATATGTATCTTTATGGTTTAACTGATGGAGAAAATGGATTGATTTTAGAATATGATGCTGTTATGTGGGAAGAATTTGATGCTGATCCCACTAATCAACCTTTTGGATTCACTGTTAATACCGGTTACCCAATTGAAGGAGGAGAGCGGATTTCTCCAGTTGTAGACATTTCAGCAGTCGGCATAGCGCAAAAATCTAGATGTAAACAAACTGCTGCCATTCCCACAGACACTAATATCGAATTATATAGTTCATTGGATGATGGGAAAACCTGGCAAGGTGTTGTACCGGGTTGGAATCCATTAGCATCAAGAATAGGCCTTAAATTTGATGGTGTTGACGATTATGTCTATATTCCAAGCCAATCTTATCTAGCTTTGACAGGTGACGAACCTGAGACCGTTGAAATGAGGGTAAAGCCAAATGACAAAGCAAGCAACTATTTCCTTTTTCAGGCAAACACATGGAGCAGGCGTATGGCGTGGAGTGGCTATAAGTTTTATGTGCTTGTTACTGACATTGATGGCACGTTACATCAATTAGTGACCCCAAATAATTATGCACCAAACAATGTATACCATATAACTTATACATTTGACGAAAATTATGTATTATCTGTGTATGTAAATGGTGAACTGGCTGTTCAAAAAACAATAGGTAAACCCTTAAAACCTGCTGACAGTTATTGGTGGTTTGGCAGCGCTAGAGCAGGTAGTGATACTTGTTATTTCGATGGTACGATTTATGAAGCAAGATTTTGGAGAGGTATCGCGCGCACTCAAGCAGAAATTCAAGCGGATATGGATAAACACCTTACCGGCGATGAAACAGGTTTAATAGGATATTGGACATTCAATACCGGTGAGGGTAGTACAGTTAAAGATCGTGTGTACAGAGGAAATTATTATCGCGCAGACGGAACTATTTATGGCGCGCAGTGGGATGTTGAAAAAATATCCGGGTATGTAGTAGGTCAACAATTATTACTTAAACAGAAACTATTAACTGATGATCCTTCTAATACACCCCAATTGCAATCATTAGAAACGATTATTACGCCAGCAAATGCATTAGTTGTTACAGATTCATTTAAAAGTAATTGTAAAGACTTTAGTTTAAGAAATGAGCATAACATTGACGTTTATAATGTTACCAAAGCTGCCTATATCACTCAATATATTGATCTAACCAGCCTGGATATTAGATGCGAAGAAACTGGCATATTTGGGCATTCTTCAGCAAATACATTAACATTTGATATTGAACTTTCACCAACTGATGATATTTCTACAATTATACAAGAGGGAGATGTTATCAGGGTAGAAGAGACTTTTAATAATGAACAAATTACAATTTTTGTAGGCTATGCAGATAACCCACCTGTAGAATATAACAATCTCAAACATAGATTTCGAATAGAAGCATATGATTACATTAAACGAGGCATACAATATATATTCCAGGACCATGAAGTAAAAACCAATTGGTATTTATGTAATAATGACGCACCTGATCAATCTTTGGCACACTATTTAGGCACTTTAATGGGCTTTAGCTATAATGATATGTTATTCGAAGACATTACTGATGCAAACGGTAATTATATTACAATCCCATATGCCCACTTAGAGCGTGGTAAAAATGTTTTAGCAGAATTTTCTACTTTGGTACAAAGCGTTTGTGGAAAGTTGTTTGTAAATCATGATGGAGTATTAGTTTTAACTTCGCCATTCAATGAAGAAGATTTTTACGATATTAATGTAACCTTCGACGATAACATTTTAGGAAAAATAGAAGTAAAATCAATTCCAGCTACAAATGATGAAGTACGTGTAATATATGATACATTTCATATAGCTGAGAGGCAAGTTTGCTGGATGCTATATGATAAAACCAGTTATGACGAAATAAATGATAAAGCTAATATGTTGTTACCCGCTGGAGAAACAAGCGCATGGATAAAGATCCAGCTAGTAACGCCAATATGTCTTAACCTTGAAGGAGCTGCACCGGAAATAGTGGTAGAAGACGCTAATGGTAATGATATGAGTGCTTATTTCCAATATGATCTTGAATTGGACATGACCGGTGGTAAAGTTCGATTTTATAACTTACACAGTACCGAAGATCTATACATTCAAAAATTCAAAATATATGGCCAACCGTTAGAAAAATTATCCGGCAATGAATATATTTACTCTGAAGCAACTACTCCCAACAATCCATTAGAAATTAAAAACAAATTCATTCAAACTGATAGTTTAGCTGAAGCAGTAGCGAAATATACTTACCACATGACTTGCAAAGACAGAAAACTATATAAGTTTAAAACGTGCTATGCACCTTATTTAGCTTTAACTAATAAAGTTAAAATTCAAAAACGAGACATTAATACAGAAGCAGTAGTAACAAGATACACTCATGCAGTCCAAGATAACTATTTAGTTACAAAGGTTGAATTGTTGGAGTTTATACCGTATGAGGGTTTTCCTGGCAATTTGACCGCTATACAAACAGCCCCTAACATTAAAGACGATAAAACTGAATTTACTTTCAGTAAGATGGAAAATGACGGTATATTTCCAGAGGGATTGCCGGTACCACAACCAACGGGTGTAGTCGGAATTGGTTCTTTTAAGCATATTTTTATTGAATGGAATCCGGTAGATAGAAGGGATCTATTGGGATATAACATTTATGTTGATGATGGTAATAGCTATAAACAATATTTTACGAAGGCAACGTTCTGCAGCATAGAGGCGGAAAGTGGTGTTACATATAATGTTCAAGTAACAGCAGTTACTCTGGCCGGTGAAAGTACCAAAACTACAGCAATTCAGGTTACAACAGCCAGTGGGGTAGATTGGTCAGAAGTCGTAAACGCTGCAGTTAATACGAATGATATTGTAGATAGGGCTATTTCTACGGTTAAAATTGCTCTTGATGCAATTACCAGCGACGAGATAGCAAATAGTGTAGTACAAACTGCTCATTTAATTAACCAAGCGGTTACTGCCACTAAGATTGCTTTATTAGCTGTGCAAACTTCTCACATAGAAAATCTGGCTGTAGATACAGCAAAAATCAATGATTTAGCTGTTACTACTGGTAAATTAGTTGATTTAGCAGTACAATCAGCCAAAATTAACGATCTTGCAGTTATTTCGACAAAGATAGCAGACCTGGCTGTGGCGACTGCAAAAATAGCAGATTTAGCTGTTACTAATGCTAAAATTGCTTCTCTGGCCGTTGCTGAAACAAACATTCAGGATGGCAGCATTACTAACGCAAAAATCGCAAATGCAGCTGTGGATAATGCCAAAATTGCTAATGCAGCTGTGGACAGCGCAAAAATTGCTAATGCGTCGATTACCAGCGCACATATTCAAAACCTGGCTGTGCAGGATGCACACATTCAGGATTTGAACGGTAGTAAGATACATGCCAAATCAATCACAGCAGAGCAGATACGAGCAGGTGAATTTTTACCAATAGCAAAACCAGAAGGTGCTCATCTCTGGCATTTTGATCGCTCGTTAATATCTACCGATGGTATTAGGCCGGAAGGTACACCAATTGCTACATTGCGACTAAACGAAGGAAAATTTGGAGGAGCGGTAGCAGTAGAAGAGGGAACGGAAAATTTATTGGCGACTGTTGGTGGAGGAGCTGCTCAAGATTGGAGTAAATGGTCGCATTGGAATAGCAGTTACTGGGGGAAAACTGAACAGTATGATGATGAAAAATGGGGTAAGGTTTTCAAAGGCACAAAGGATGGAGCAAGTTCATCTAGTACTTATATTTACGACTATTATCCTTATTCTTATGCAGTAGGAGATGTATTAACATTTTCTTGCTATATGAGGGTTAATAAAGATATAACCAAAACTATAGATTTTTATGTCAATTCAAGTGCTGGAGGTCAACATCATGTAGCGACTCCGGATTCTAAAGTAATAACTTTCAAAGCTGGAGAGTGGCAATATATTACGTGGACTTCTGGGCCTGTAACTGAGACCGTAAATGGAACAGGTGGATTTGGTCTTGCCATGGGTTCTGGCTGGGAAGGATATGTAGTGGAAATAGCTTATCCCCAGCTCGAGAAAAAACCTTTTGCTACTTCTTTTGTAAATGGCACAAGAGCAAGCGGGGACTTGGCTTATTCAGCAGATATAATTGATGTAAACAAAACTACGTGGCATTTTGTATGGATACCAGAACAGTCTTTAGATAGTATGGTAGACCAAGCGAGTTATCCTAAAATATTATCAGTAGGAGAATATTATAAAAACAACTCATTTGTATTATGGTTTTACGACAAATACATTGCTTTGTATATTAAAGGTTCGACTGCCTATCACTGGTCTGCTGCTCCTTCTTGGATTCCTCCTGCTGGTTGGTATCAACCGTATAACAAATACACCTTTGATGTACAAATAGAAAACGGTAATCATTTTAAGGTATATTTAGATGGGGAATTAATTATTGAAACTACTATAACTGACAGCTTTACAGGTGTGGCCGGCAACAAATGGTGGGTAGGTGATAATACTACCAGCAGTGCTGCTAATGCTCTATTTGATGAATTAATGGTATCGAACGAAATACACACAGCTGAAGAAATCAAAGCATGGTGCGAATCGCAAGCACCATTTTTTGATAACGAATCAGTAGTTAGTGGTGGTAGTACTATAATTGATGCTAATGGTTTTAGAGCTTATGATGGTAATGGATTATTAATGATAGAACTTAATTCGCAAAAAGGTACAGGATTTTTTAAAGGGTCGATAGAGGCTGAGGAATTTATTCTACCGATAAGGTCGGTGTAGTACTATGAATAGTCAGCAAGGTAAAATCTGGATAGACGGTAGTTATTTATGTATATGGAGGTATGGCGAAGCTAATTATTATAAAATTCTGGGGGAGATTGCGGGAAATGACCCGAATACTCCCCCGGGTACTCTTTATTTAGAAGTCGGGCGAATTGTTTATCACGATACAAGTTACAATAAACGCATTATTAGAGTTAAGCAGAATACAAGCTATCCTACAAGTAGGCAGGATGGAAGCCTGGCTATAGACCCTGTTAATTATTTATGGTTTGCTTGGCAGGGATATAAGTATGAAGTAACACATGAGGATGCTAGTCATAGTGATATGAACCTTCATGATGATATAGCTGCTAGAAGTTCTAGTTACCATTCTGATATTAGTTATTCAGACCATGATGACCATGAGGATTCTGCTCATAATGACTGGAATGATTACACTGATGAGTACATCAATTGGAGCGATTATACAGATGACCCTCCTCACCAAGATTGGTCAGATTGGAATGACTATAATAACTGGAGTGATTACATTGATGATTACGGTAATTGGGCAGATAATGTTTTACATCAAGATTGGAACGATTACACTGATGAATATATAAATTATTCTGACCACAATGATACAGTTCATAGTGATTGGAGTGATTATAACGATGTAACTCATAGTGATTGGAGTAACCATAATGACCTTTATTGGAGTGATTTTGGTTTTGATGACCATACTGACTGGTCAGACTATAATAATACAGCTCATACCGATTGGTCTGACTATAATGATACTCATAGTGATTGGAGTAACCACTCTGACGGATATGCTTCGCCAGTATGGAGTGACCATAATGATGTTCCACATAGTGATTCACATACTGACCAATGGTATTCGCCAGCATGGAGTGACCATAATGATGTAACAGGAGTAAATTGGTCCGACCATACTGATGTACATGAAGATGATTGGTCTAATCATACTGATAGTTATGCATATCCACCTTATAATGACCACTATGATACTGCTCATACAGATTATAGTGACCATAGTGATAGAGACCATAGTAACCATAGTGATTATTCAGACTCTCCACATTATGATTATACAGACCATTTAAATGCTTCCCATGCAGACAATCCTATACCGGCTCCTTATACAGATAATAGCTAATATAAGTTTTTAAATTTATTTAGAAGTATAATAAGGGAGGTTTAATAAAGATGAGTTTAAGTATTAAAGTAACAAATACTGTATGTCAAGCTGGATGTGAGTATTGTTATGAGATTCCTTTAAGAGAAAATGGAAGAGGAGTTAGGCCTTTTGATTTGGATGCTATTATGAATGAGATGGAATATGAATGGAAAAAAACTAGTTTAGGTCAATCCGGTCAAATTTACCTTCACGGTGGAGAAGCATTGACTGCAGGACATGAAGTAGTAGAAAAACTGCTGAGGAAAGCTTATGAATTGAGCGGAAGTTCAAGTATTCAGACATATGGATATTTAATTGATGATAGATATATTAAGATATTTAAGAAGTATAAAACTTCTGTTGGAATTAGTATTGACGGTCCATATCCATTAAACGAGTTGAGAAAAGTTCCAGGCCAAAATACAGAAGAAATTACAAAAAAAGTACATGAAAACATTAAAAAGTTGAAGGATAATGGAATTAGTGTAGGAATGATAGTCGTTCTTCATAAAAAGAATGCAGTAGGAGATAGATTAAATAGATTAAAAGAATGGATAATAGAACTTCGAGATAAATATGGAGTTGATGGCGGTAGGCTTAATATGATGGTAGGAATTCATCCACAAGCAAAGAAATATGAATTAACTCCAGAAGAAGCTAAAATAGCGTGGACTGAATTGGCCAAGTTAGTTCTTGTTGAAGAAGATGAATTACATTGGCAGCCTTTCCATGATATTGTATCTAATTTACTTGGACTAGAACAAGGCACTTGTACATTTAATGCATGTCAGTATTACCATGCTCATACTGAACCGGTAATATTCTCTGATGGTAAAACAGGTACTTGCTTAAAAACTTGTGGAAAAGACGGGCATGTTTATCCTAGGTATCTTGATTATAAATGGTATGACGATTCTCAAAAAAGGTTTGGACTTATTAGATATGATATTTTACCCAAAATTCCACAAGAAGATGGTGGATGTAAAGGCTGTAAATACTGGAGAAATTGTTTGGGAGGTTGCCCATCAGCAGGAATTGATAATGACTGGAGAAATAAAACCAGATTTTGTGAAGCATTGAAAGGTTTATTTGAGTTAGTAGAAAAACATCTTAAACGTCTTATGCCTAATATTGTCCTCTCTACAGATAAGGAGGTTACATTTCTTTCTAAATATGGTATAACTGGAATGCAACCTAAAGCTTTTGTATATATGGACTATGACACAGCAAAACGTCCCAGCTCCTGGAGAAGGGAAGCTAAAGAATCTAAAAAAGAGAATCATATGCAGATTAGAGTTCCAATAAAAGGTTTAAACGGAGATGGATGTAAGCAGTTTACCTCACCCATAGAACATTTGGACGGACATATTAGACATTTGGATAGTAATTATCATGATTTAAAGGGGGAGTTATGATGATTAAAATGGATGCTAAGAAAGATTTTGTGGTAGGGTTGGATGTTCCACCTACTGCGGAAATAATTTGGAATGACCCAGATGCTGAAGAAGAGTGGGGTAGTATTGTTGAACGAGCAAAAACTTTGCATTATAGATTAGAGTATGAAATGGTAAAGCATAAAAAGAGAAAGTGTGCTACACTTCATATAAGTCCACGTAATTATGATAAGGATATAGAAAGGATTTTATCTGATGGTTTAGTATGGTTACCTATTCAAAGAACTAAGTCTTATACCGGATTTAGTCATAAACATTTTCCGGTAGATGAACTTGATATGAATTCTAATGTTTATGGAGTTTTAGCTAGAAATCTGGAAGATGCTGAAGATTTCCGAGCCCATAGTATGCAGAAAAAAGTAAATCATAAAGGAATAGGTAAATTGTTAGGCTTTCCAAAATGTTGTAGTGGATTTTTTGTAGAAGAATGGAGTAATGGATTTTACGACCCTGTGTATCAATCCGCATTAAAATCAAAGAATGTAAAAGAAATTGGAGAAAGACATATAAAAATTAGACCTCATATAGCAACTCATCAAATGATGAGATATGTAGGATTTAGGTTAACTTCTCATTTTCCTTGCAGTTTGGATTGTAAAGATAGTATAGAAATAGGGAAAGTATGGTATGATTTAGCTAAGAAAATTGACCCTCAAGGATTAAGAGCTTTGGAGAGGATTCTTACTTTACCTGGAAGATGGGAAGTTCTACATGGAGTAGCTGTAGTAGTTACTGAACCATTTACGATTATAGCCAATAGTATTCCTACCAAAGAAAAATGGGTAGTAGAGTGGGATGAAGTAGATACTTATTAGGTAGGTGGTTGTTTCTCTTTATGACTCCCAACGGGAGGTTTTTTTATATCTAAGAGATTTAGGTAGTGTCAAAAAATCTATGAGAAAAGGATTCAGAAAGGATGATCAAAATGTCAATACAAGAGATAATGGACAGTATCAAAAAAGTACTTGAAGCCCCATTGTTCAAAGGGGTTTTTTCTTTTGTCGGATTGGTTTTAACTAAACTCTTTGGAAAGCCTGACACTGCTTTACAAGCATTCATTATGCTTCTGATTCTTGATTTAATAACAGGTTTTATTAAGGCATTTTTATCCGGAAGTGCAAGGTCTTTTATCTCCCACGAAAAAGGTCGGAAAAAATATTTAGGTTATGCTGTGGTACTTTCAGTTTGTCATCTTCTTGATATGGCAGCTGTCCCAGGTTTACGTAATGTGGCTCTATTCTGGGGAAGTGCTACAGAAACCTATAGTATCTTAGAAAATATGGAAGAGATGGGTGTGCCTATGCCTGAATTCATTAAACAACAATTAAACAATACCAAAAAAAAGTACAAGCTTTGAGGTGATCGGAATGAAAAGAATAATTTGTATTGATCCAGGCCATGGAGAACCGTGGCCTGGTGCTGTTTTCGGAGATATAAAAGAGAGTGAATTCTGTCTCGATGTAGGTAATTTTCTATCAAGAGAACTACAGAGACGGGGACATATTGTAGTACAAACAAGGTACACATCATCTGCGATCGTCCCCGGGAGGCTAACAGAAGACCTTACAAGGCGTGCTGAAATTGCTAACCAGATCGAAGCTGATATTTTCCTTTCACTGCATTTCAACTCTCACCCAAACCATGAGGCAAACGGCGTAGAAACCTGGTATTTCAAGCACTCGACTAAAGGTAGATATTTGGCAGAATTGATTCAAAATCAACTTATTAAGAAATTTAAGATGCGTAACCGCGGGATAAAAGGTTCCCGCGGTTTAATTGTTTTGAAAAAAACCCTGATGCCTGCTGTACTGATTGAACTGGGATTTATTACTAATCCGAGAGATAGAAATATTATGACTGCATCTGTTTATCCAGAAAGGGTTGCCTGTGCAATTGCTGATGGAGTAGAAATTTTTTAAAAAAAATATAAGAAAGGATGAGTATCATAATGGTAAATGAGTTTGTTGGAACTTTCTTTGACTGGTTATGGGGAATTTCTCCAGGTGTAGTGTTGGTGTTTTTGGCTGTGGCTATTTGTGTTGCTATTTGGGGGAAGCGTCTGGTATTCTTGCTATTCAAGAATACCATTGGGCGCAAATATGCCCTACAGGCGGTTAGAGCAGCTGAAAAAATGGTAATATTGCTTGGGAAAGAAAAATGGATGTTGGCTTTGGAGTATCTGAATGTCAAGCTTAAAAGGAAATTTGGTATTTCTGTTCCAAAGTATGTTTTGGAAAAATGGGTCGATTGGGCATACAAAAAGATGCTTCAAAATGGAGAAGAAATCAAGGCTAGTGTTGTTCTGGGAGTGCCAAAAGATCAGTTTAGATTATTTAAGGAAGGAGATAGTTTTAGAATTAAATATTCGAAAGAATTTTAAAAAAATAACCCCCACTTTCCTGGTCGGTATGGCCAGGGAGTGGGGGTTTTATTTTTTCTCTGCAATATGTTTTTAAAAAAAAAGAAAAAATTTTTATTTATTACTTGACATATGTCTAGTCATATGTTATAATAAAAATAGAAAGGAGGTGCAATAATGGGCTGGTTGCAGATTTTAATTCAAATTGTAACACTTGTCGTATTAATATTAACAGTAATCGAAAAAGCACAGAACATAGCAAAAAATAATAGGGAGCGTAAATCCCCAAGATACCCTAGATTGAAGAAGTAAACGCTCCCAAGGGGAGGAGAAATCCTCCCCACCCTAAATACATTATAGCACATCCAGCCCGAAAAATCTATGAGAAAAGATTTTCTTTTTAAACTTTCGATGGTTTTAGTGACTTTGGTCTTCGCGATGAATAAAAATTGGACTTTAGCAATTTTTACAGGAATATTAGCTGTAGTATTAATAGTTGTTGATATTATTAGGAGGTGAGACAATGTTTGCTAATGATCAAGAATATGAACAGTTTTTAAAAGAAAATGTGCTCAGTACTAAAGATGCAGCTGATTTTTTGGGAATCACCAGGAAGGGTATTAGTTATTTAGTCAAAGAAGGGAAGCTGCGTCCTTTCAAGGATCAGGACCGTGTACGTCTGTTCTCCAGGAGAGAGGTAGAAAGATATAAAAAAGAACGTGATGGTGTTTAAGCCACCTTTCAGGGTGGTTTTTGGGTAGAAGGTTTTCATTAAAAATAAAGAAAAAACCACGCCTGTTTTCGGGCGTGGTTTTGAATTGGAGGTCTGATACCTTAACAATTATTTAGATAACTGATTATTCAACTTTATAATAACATTTTTAAGTTAATAATGCAACTTATTTTCTGGACAAAAGAAAAAAATAATCAAAAAAGAGGATAATGATTTTTTATGTAGAAAATACAATATATTAGTTTTTTGTAAATCTCAGATTTTTGTGCAGAAAATCGATTTGCGAAACTGAGAGCTTTAAATTGGCTTTTTGGCTGGTCAAGAATGGCGAAATGACGCGGTTTGTTCAGACTACCAACTGCGGTTGCAACCTAGACTCCGTTAGCTAGGAGACTGAAACCGAGGCTTGTCATCTATTCTAAGATATGCTTTCATTTTTGTGTTGCAATCTAGACTCCGTTAGCTAGGAGACTGAAAGTTCGCAGCATAATGACCCAACTTCATAAGAAAAACCTCCGTTGCAATCTAGACTCCGTTAGCTAGGAGACTGAAACCCTGCAAATTCAAATTGCGGATGATTACTTAATAAATTCCAATTCTTAAGTTGCAACCTAGACTCCGTTAGCTAGGAGACTTCAAATAAAGGACCAAGCTAACAACCTATGTCCCGGATCATAAGATCCAGGATTTTTTATTTTTAAAAAGAAAAATCCCGGGTGCTATTATACCTGGGTTTATCACAAGTTGTTGACCTTATACTTTTGTCAACACTTGACAGTACCCATCAAAATGAGTGTGGTTTTCTTATAAAAAAATTTAATCCCCACTCTCCTGGCAGAAGGGTGGGGATTTTTTAATTGATTTTTAAAGCAACTATGAATTTTCAGAACTCAAAAAATTTGATAACAACATACCATTTTTAGTTGAAGTCAGCTTTAGGGGAATGGTGACTTTTGCTTTCAATCATAGAGCTGTACAAAGGAAGAGTTAAGACGTTGAGTTCAATTTTATTTATTTTAATTTTATTAAGGAAAGTCAATGTTTTTATAATATATTAAATGCCCAAAATGCCAGAAAAAAGAAGATACAACAAAGCAATTTATATAGATAATAAATAGTAAAATAATGAAATTTATTATTGTGAATTGACGATTTTTTTGATATAATAAAAATTGTAACCTAAGTAAAAATACGTATTAAATCAAATAGGTAGTGTCAAAAGATCAATAAAAAAATATTTGGAGGTGTTAGTATGGAAAATATTGAACCTTATTTGGAAAAAGCTAAACAAGGATTAAAAGAAGGAAATTATAGAAACTTTATGGAAAATATATCTATTGCAAAGTATTTAACTAAATTTCATTCAAAAAATAAACAGGAGGTTTTTTATCTCTATATTAAGGGATTATACAAATTAAATGATTATAAAGCTGCAATTCAGGTACTTAGTGAAGCTTTTCCGATGTTTGAGGGTGAGACAAAGTATGATTTACTTAATCTGAAAGGTTTAATTCTGGGAAGATTAGGAGACTATAAAGATTCAATTCAAATCTTTGAAGAGTTAGCAAAATTAGATGAATATTTGAGCATAAAAATTAAAGCGATAAATAATTTAGCATGGGCTTATCTATATTTATTCAAAGTTGAATCTGACCCATCATTCTTGATCTTAGCTGCAAAAAGATGTAATGAAGCTATTAAAAAATTTGATTTGTTTGATGATAATATTTTAAAGAAAAAAATATTAGTGAATTTAGGGACAGCCTATTGGTTTCAGAAAAAATTTGATCAAGCTCTTGAAACATTTTTTGAAGCTCAAAAATTTATGCAGGATGACCCTAAATTATTTAATAATATTGCTTCTACTTTTGCTAGATTAGGCAACCAAGAAAAAGCTATGGAATATTTGAAAAAAGCGGAGCTTCTTGCTGATAAGATGAATAATTTATTTGAAAAAGCACAATCATATAGAATTTTGGCAGAGTTAGCTGAATTTAATCAGGATTATATGCAAGCAGTTGACTATTATTTGGTAGCATATGATCTATATACCTCTATTCAAGCTTTTCGAGAAAGTTTGGAGTGTCAGGATGAAATAGATCGTTTAACATACTTGATTAAACAGGAATCAAGAGAAATTATGAAGGAAAGTTGGAGAAAAAAGAAAACAAATGGTTTCGATAAAGAAATTCACTTTACATATAAAAAGGGGGAATCAAGATGAAAAAAATTGCGACAATTTTGTTAATTTCGATTTTGTTATTTTCTATGTCCAATTTTGTTTTAGCTGGTGATTTAAGTTTAACTTCAAATGAGCAATTATTTGTGTTGCAAACCCCATCTCCAGATCCTGCTGATTAATTTTTGACAATACGAAATTTAAAAAGGAAGTTATATTATGAAAAAATTATTATATTTTTACTAATTTTTATTTTAACAGGCACTCTTTCCTTTCAAGTCTTAGCCAATGATTTGCAAACAATAAGTTATAATGATGTGGCTGTAACTACTGATGGTCCTTCTCCTGCTCCTAGTGAAGGGTGGTAGAAATGTGATAGAAATATAGAAACTTAAATTATAGCAAAATAATTTTTTAAAGATTTTGCAAATAAGGTATTGTTTTTTCCAAGACCTCTGAATTAATTTTACAGAGGTTTTTTTATTAAAAAAGTCTTTCCATGTTTTAGGTAAGTAAGAAAGCCTTTCAGTGAATATGAGCGGTTGTTAACTTCCGAGGACTGGAAGTTGGGATTTCCTGGCGATAGACTTTATGAATAAAAATTGGACTTTAGCGATTTTTACTGGAATATTAGCTATAGTATTGATAGTTGTTGATATTATTAGGAGGTGAGACAATGTTTGCTAATGATCAAGAATATGAACAGTTTCTAAAAGAAAATGTGCTCAGTACTAAAGATGCAGCTGATTTTCTGGGAATCACCAGGAAGGGTATTAGTTATTTAGTCAAAGAAGGGAAGCTGCGTCCTTTCAAGGATCAGGACCGTGTACGTCTGTTCTCCAGGAGAGAGATAGAAAGATATAAAAAAGAACGTGATGGTGTTTAAGCCACCTTTCAGGGTGGTTTTTGGGTAGAAGGTTTTCATTAAAAATAAAGAAAAAACCACGCCTGTTTTCGGGCGTGGTTTTGAATTAGAGGTCTGATACCTTAACAATTATTTAGATAACTGATTATTCAACTTTATAATAAAATTTTTAAGTTAATAATGCAACTTGGCTGATTAAGAATGGCGAAATGACACGGTTGGTTCAGGTAAAAAACTGCGGTTGCAACTTAAACTCCACTAATGGGAAGAGGTTGGGAATAATTTGGGAATAAACTGATTTAAGTTTGTTTAATTTAAATAAATTTGAAGGATAGAAAGATTCTTAAAAATGGCGTTATTTCAATGGTTTATTAAAGTTTATTTAAGATAATTTAAGTTGAATGTATTCAATATATTTAGACTTAGGATCTAGTGCCTTCGGGCGTGGGGGTTCGAATCCCCCTCTTCGCACCAATTATTGATATAGCTTGAATCTCGGCACTTTTGAAGTAGCCGATTTTTTTATTTATATCCCCAAAATTGGGGGTAAAATGGATATAACTAGATAGAATTCGATGAACTTTGGAGCATTTTTTCTAACTTTTCAACAGCTTCTTTTTGTAGGCTTGGAAGGACATGCGAATAAGTATCCATAGTTATAGTTATGGAGGAGTGTCCTAGTCTTTCCTGAACTATTTTCGGATGAATTCCGGCCTCCAGCATGAGAGTAGCATGAGTATGCCTTAAATCATGGAATCGTACGTCAATAGAGGATTTTTCCTTTACTCTGTTGAATCTATGTCTTATGGCGTCCGGGGTGATCGGCGACCCATCGGTATTAGTGAAGACAAGATTATATTCATTTTTATAACTTTCTCCCAGGAGTAAGCGGTTTTGTGCTTGCTCTTTTTTTATTTTTTTAAGTATGTTTACCACACTATCAGGCAAACTAATCATTCTTATGCTTCCTTTTGTCTTTGGAGTGTCAAATCGATAACCGCCTTCAAGAGCTTTTTGTAATGTTTGCTGGATACTGGCGGTTTTGTTTTTGAAGTCTATATCGGACCATCTTAAGCCTAACAGCTCTCCTCGTCGCATACCGGTGAATATCGCTATGTATATTAGTCCGTAAGTTGTATAGTCATAAATTTCTTTAGTCGTGTTGAGTAGTTTTTTAATTTCCTGTGCATTCAT